CAAGCGGCGTCCCGAGCGGCCCAAGCGGCGTCCCGAGCGGCCCAAGCGGCGTCCCGAGCGGCGGCCCGAGCGGCCCAAGCGGCGGCCCGAGCGGCCCAAGCGGCGTCCCGAGCGGCGGCCCGAGCGGCGGCCGAATCCTTACGAGCAGCATCTAACGGAGCCATGATCGACGGGATTTGAGCCAACGCGGTTATTTCGGGAAACCCGGCCAGCGCGTCAGCGTGAGCGGTTAGTCCGGCCAGGCGCAGCCATGCGGGGGTATGGACGCGGATAAGCCAGTCTGTAGCCATGATTGCGCGGCGGCTCTCAACTTCGGGCGTTGATGCCGTGCCAACCAACCGCGGGATGAAAGGCTTGAGTGTTTGGCGTACTTCGTCGCTCACCGAATCATTGTACGAGCGCAAAAACGCGGAAATGACGGGCGAGGCGCAGGCCGGATGATCGCTCCAGGGTTCGCCTGCGACGTAGGCAACGGCTTCCATGATGCATGCGCCGTCCTCAAATTTGGAGTGAGCGCCCTTTTTGAGTTGAAGTGTTTCGAGGTCGAGGGTAGGTGACATGGGATTATTCCTTTCGGTTGGTGGCCGGAAGCGCCGGCGCGGTCTATACGTGGACCTGATTAGTCGGCATACGATCCGATAATGTCGCAGCCGTCGGGCGATACGCCAGGGTCTAGGATCATGACGGCGCACTCGCCTAAAGTTGTCTCCTCGGCGTTGAGGTAGCGGTCAGCCTCCTCCGGTGGGAGCCGATCTTTGCAGGCGCGTTTGCGGGCTGCGGCGCGGAATTCGGCCTCGTCGTGGATGCAAATCTCGATTGAAACGGCGGTGATGATGCTGTTGTCTGAGTGGCTCATAAAATCCTTTCCTTTCAACGCGTCCGACTTGGAACGGACTGCCAGCGCGTTACGCGGCTGGTTGGCCGCGTCCTCCGCTATGCCTTGTAGTAGGCGTTTACGCCAACAGTGATGCGCTTGCCGTCGATCATTGCATCTGTGACCATATTGCCGCGGCTGGATGCGACAACCATAGTTGCGCCGCTCTTGCTGCGTTCGGGCGTCTGCATGGGGATGGTGATAACGAGGTTTCCGTCTTTTATTTCGGCTTTCATCTGAGAATTCCCCTTCTGTGCGGTTAGTGGTGCGTTGACGGTTGAGCGCGGCTCTAGTGCTTGCAGCTCAGGATCACAGGGTTAACGGCGTCGCCCTGGCTCGCAACCTGAATCGCCTTTTCCTCGCAGACTAGCGCGCGGTCGGAGCCGAACAGGAACACGCGAAAATCCCCGTTGGCGTCGGCCTGGTAGACGATCTTGATTGAGCCCTTGCGGGCGGTAGTGGCGTCGGAGGCCGCGAAGGTGAGCACGAGGAGCGCGGCGGCGAAGATGAGTTTCTGTTTCATGGCTGGCTTTCCTTTCCTTTAAGCGCGATACGCTCGCGCCGGGCGGTTGTGGGTGAATGGCTGGCTACCCGTTGCAGATTAGCAGCAAGGCGACGTTAACGCCGGTGCCCTGCTCTTTGAACGTTCCGGCTGGCAAGTCTTCCCACCATCCGCCGGAGTTCTCAGCCATCGGCTTTAGAATCTCCCGCTGGCGTGGACCATTGGCACAGAGCGCGACCAAGCGGCCACCGTCGGCAAGGAATCCGGCGGCGTGCTTGATGTGCTTTATATCTGAGCCGTTCTCAAAAGGCGGATTCATAACGATGCGGTCAAACTTGCCGAGGTTGCCGTTCTGTTCCAGGAAATCGCCGGGTGTTACTCGATCACCGCCAAGGCAATCATGGAAGGCTAAACGGTGGGCCAACGTCGGATTGATTTCAACGGCTGTGATAGCAGACCGGCCTGCGTTGCCTGACAGCATGGCTCGGCGGATCGCGTCCACAATTGCCCCGGTGCCTGCGCTCGGTTCGAGTACCTCCTGGCCGTCTTGTATGTCGGCTTCGCCTACCATGCGGTCGGCAAGCTCGGCAGGCGTCGGGAAGAGTTGAGGCGCGGAGACAACGCGAACGCCGGTCTTGAGCGCATTCTCTAGCGCCTTGAATGGCGCTGCGGCTGCGTCCTGCTCGGCTCTGGCCGCGTTCTGCGCCTGCAGCCGCTCGGTTCTTGCCGTCAATTCTTCCAGGTCCGTTTGAGGTTGGAACAGATGCGCATTTGTTGCCGGTGGCGCGATGAGTTCTTTTTGTGGCGGATCTTTGCGCTTGGCGTCGGCGATGAAAACGCCGTAATAGCTATGACGGCGATTCCATTGCTTTGTTTGATCTTCCGGCGCGGTCGGCTGCGGCAGTTGCAGGTAAACACCGATAGCGTGCCGGATGCGGTGCGCGCCTGCGGTCTCGGTCTCCTTAACAACCTTGCTGCCCCGGAAGTCGCTCGGAATCTTCTTCCATTCGGCCTCGGTGCAACTCGCGAAGCCTTCGCCGGAATAGTTGCACATGGGCGGAATTTTCAGAGCTGCGGCTACTTCTGCGGCGCGCTCGTCGGTCGGCGCTTGGTAATCCTTGATTTCCTCAATCCCGCAAACCTTGCAATATCGCCGGCTGGTGGTAACGCTGATTTGTTTACCGTCCTTCTTGTTGACCTTGAGAATCGTTACCCATTCCTGCCCGATCAGGACGCGGCCGCCAACCTTCAGATCGTGTTTTTCGGCGATCAACCCGCCGCCCTCGTCGAGCATAGCGCGTTCGTAGGCGATCCGGTTTTCATAGTGGGTAATCCAGCGCTGCAGGATGGGTATATGCCTCTCTAGGCGAGGCAGCGCTAAATCCCGCGCCTGCTCCGGTGTAATGATGCCGGTGTCCATCGTATCTCCCAGCGCGGACCACAAATCCATTTCGCCCTCGTATTTGCTCGCGCCTTCGACTCGTGGGTATTTGTCGAGCGGAAAGCAGAAAGAGGCGTGATGATAATTTGTGATGCGTTTGCAGTATGCCCAGGTCAGCGGTTCAAATTTCCATTGCTTGATTTGTTCGCGGACTTCCAGCAGTGTTTTGTCCGACTTGCGATAATCAGCCTCGATTCCCTTGATGCGGCGCGCTCGAACGTCTGGCCGTTCCTTGTACTTGGCATTGCGGAGAGCTCCGGCGGCGCGATAGGTCCAATATTCGGAAGCCTTCCAGCAGTCAACGGCCTTTCTCATACCGTTCTGGATTCGCTCCGCGTCTTTGCGTGCGTGCTTCTCGGAGTGATGTCCGACGAGAATAGGCTGGCCTAGCGGGATTCCATCGCAGATGCGTGACACTTGATCGTGGGCGCGGCTGGCCTCGGCTGCTTTCCGCTCGCTCAGATTCTCCAGCCGTTCGGCTTTCGCCTCGGCGCGGTCTACTAAGCTGGTGTCTTCGTCGCCGATCTCGCCGCACATCTCCAGGAGGAAATCCTCACGCGACGGCGACCAGGCGGGAGCAACAAACAATTCTTGCTTTGGTGCCCAGATGAAACCGTTGGCCTTAACGCGGTCGTATTCGTCTTTCGGCAGACGGTACGCCGGATAAAGCCTCAGCTTGTTGTCTTCGGGTGAATAGGTTGCGCTGTGTTCCATTTCTCTTTAATCTCCTGACGCTGGTTGCGTCTGTTAGATTCTTGTTAGATTCGGCTCCGATAGCCTAAACGTGGCGTCCTTCGTTGACGAGCGAAACAACCTTGACGAGGTTGCGCGCCCACTTGGGACGGCTGCGGAGGTCATCTGCGTAGCTTTCGGCCTCGCCTTTATCGCGAGTCTTGAGCATGATGGCCGCCGTTTTCCCGTCCAGCATTTCAATCCAGACTTCATACATGGTGTGTGCTCCTTGCCCCGTTTCGATCTTGGAACGGTAAAGACTCCGCGATCTCATCGGCCCCGGCTCTACCGGAGGACGGGCAGCGCCCGGTTATGCGCGGCGGCGAATGTGGATGGTGCTGGGCGTCGCCCGCCATACGCTGTAGCTGCGGTTGGGTAGTTCGGCCTCCAGCGCCAGCACAAAGTCCATGACGCTGTAGCTGTAGTTCTCGGCGATGGCGAGTTCGCCCACCGCCATCGTGCGGACCTTGGTGTAGAGCTGAACGTAGTCAGAGAGTCGCATGGTTCCTCCGGCGTGTTAGGCCGACGCGTGAGCGCCGGGGGTTACGGGCAGCGCCCGGTTAGGATTCCCGGTCCCGTTTAACTCCCTCGCACGGATCGGAGCTGCAAACGCTCTCCTCGCGTCCGCATCCTTGGCAGTGGTAAACCGTGGCAATGGTTTCGTCTTCAAAAAATCCAAGATAAATCCCGGCTACTTTAGCGATCAGCTCGTCGGCCAGATCGCCGATCCAGTCGCAATGGCCCGCCCACTCTGTAGGATCGTCGCCTTTGGCGCAAGCATCGCAATTGCACTCACAAGAGCCGTTGCCGGTACGGTAGATGCTCGTCAGAGTACCGTCGTAGCGATGCAGCCAAGTGCTATCGCTAGGCTGGTAATCCCAAAACACCTCCCCGCCGGATGTAACGTATAGCGTCTCGATGCCTTGCTCGTGTTGCTTGATGGATGCAGCGGACACTTGCTCGTTTACTGCTGTCTCGACTTGTTCGCGTATCGTCATTGCGTTATCTCCGGCTGGTGGTTCCAGCCCGTTATGTTGCGGTGAAACTACTTGACCCGGTTCCAAGCAAGGCGAAGCGCCAGAGCCAGAAACGCGAAGCCGACAGCGTAAAACAGAGAAATCTGCATGGGAGTCCTTTCCTTTCCTTCCACCAGCCTAAAACAGCGTCAACTGCGCAATCGGATCGTAAGCCGGAGCGTTAACCTTGCTCTCGTCGACCGGCAAATCAAACAAAACCGGCTGGTTCTCCGGCATCTCAACACGCTCGCAATCCAGACACAACGGGCGAAACGTTGCCTCACCCGGGTTGAATGCCGTATACGCAACCTCGCGCCGACGCCCACACCGCGCACAGGACGGGCGGCTCATAGCATCCACCGTTGCGCCAGCGAGCAACCCGCCGGTATCGCCCCACAATAAACATTCCACGTCATACGCGCCGAGCGCCCGTAGACGCCACGCGAATCGTAAAGGTAGGAGAATGCACCATGCGTCAAGCCGGAGCGGACGTAGGCTATCAGCGTCGCTTGCGTCAGCGGCTCCATTACTGCACCTCTCCAGACGAAGCTACAACCCGGCCAGACTGCCACACTTCCCAGCCAATATTGCGTAGCCGGTCAAACGCCGCCGCGCCTCGCGCCTCTTCCAGCGTCTCAAATGTGCCGTGGGCCGTGCCATCGTCGGCCAGAAGCAGGAACGGCGTAAGCAACTCGCCGACGCGATTGCACGTCTCGCACTCGCCCTCATCGTAGCTACCACACGCGCACACTGCCACGTCCGCCGCCGCCTTATCCGCGCAATACCGGCAATTGCCTGCTTCGTGCTCGTCGTGAGTCTCGCAGATCACGCCAACGTGCACCGGGCCATACTCCGCCACCCAATCCGTAGCGTCCTGGAATGCCTGAGCTTGCGCCGAGGTCTCAAACGTCTCACCCTCTACGCCCTCGCCGACTTGATTAAAGATGCTGTATCTCATCGCTTTCCTTCTCCCGCCGCTGGTTGCGGCCTGCAAGCGTTATCCGCCTACAGTTGCCATTTCTACGCTACTATTCACGTCGCGTCAAGAAGAAAATTTGTGTGGACATATAGACACACCGCGCAACTAAGAGAATCGACCTGCAACTCATTGATTCCATTGACGAACACCCCATCGAACACCTTGCCAGCTAGGAATTACCAATTAGTCAATAGGCAGAAGCCGTGTTTCGCGCTGTACGCTTGCAGACGGCCGAATAGTGCGCAGGTTGACCGGCTGGAATCGCAGCTTAGACCGACCCATTCGTACCTGGTAGTAGCAGGATCAGGCAGCTTTGGCCCTCTGTTGCTGCGGCTGCGGCAGGTTGGCGAGGATAGGCGCAGCCAGTCTCCCGGCAATGCCCGGCGGCGCGGCTCTCATCGGCTCGACCTGCACCGCGTTGGCGCTACTGTTCCCGGCATTGTTCCCAGATTGGCTGCGCTGCTGGTGTTTTAGCGCAACCTTTGTGTATGGCCACAACACAATGATTAACGATTTTAGTATCAAGCCTAATGTAATCATAGATATACGATACGGTCCTCCGGGAACAATGCGTATCGGCATCGACGCCGGACGCAGCCCCCATTTTCGGCGGTCGGACCCCTAGACTGACGATGCATCCCCGGACGACTTGCCCCGCCGCGCGCCGGACTCCGATCCGCCCCGAGCGCGCGCAAGGGTACCCCCTCGACCTCGCGCCGTCGCTCCGCGACCAACCATTCCCACATAAATTTTCCGCAGCCTCGTTGCCCTGTTCTGTTGTCCCAAAAAATCTTGTGACGTTTTCACAAAACGCTTGATTTGGGAAATTGGAACGTGCTATTGTCTCGGTTATGGAAATGAAGTTGCGAGGCTGGTTTGCGAGGTTCCGGTGGCCGAGGTGGGGAATGCTGTCGTATCGTGATGACGATAAGCTTCCGTATGCAGCGGAAGAAATTGGCTACAGGGTCGTCAAGTGTCTGGAGCGTGGATCGACTCGTATCGTGGTGACGCATAGGTATGGGCGGTACAGATTAGACGCGGACCAGCCTCTGCCAAACCGAATTCCGTTCTGGATTGGACTGTCGCACTGGTGGTTTCGTGTGAGGAATGGCGAATGAGAGTATCGCGGGATTGCTGGCAATGCGAACTCGAAGGATGCGGCCACGTCTGGATTGCGGCGGGCGAGGAACCGCCGGAGCAGTGCGCGCGGTGCAAGAAGCGGAAGTGGCATACTGAGGGCCGGTTTGAGTTGGCGCCGGGGGCAATTGCGCCGCAGAGGGAATTGCGAACAGACGCAGTTGCGACGACTGGCGGCAAGGTGACGATCTCGACGGATGTACCGCGGCCTAACTTTGCGGACCTGGCGCGGACGGTACCTGGGATTAAAGTGGCTATCCAGTTGGATCGGCCGGCGCATGACGTGGCGGGATGTAGGATTTACGGATGCGGGATGTGTGCTGTGCTTAAAGGTGGAAAGTGATGCGTCGGCTAAATGTGTACTGGTGCTCTGCGACTGTTCCGTTTAGGAACAATTATATTGGGGTGAATCCGGATGACTTTGATAAATTGCTGATGGCCTCGTTTGCGGAAAATTCCAGAAATATAGCGAAAGGTGGCTCGAAGTGATGCGTCGATTCCAATCCTGGCTATGGCGTGTACTTCGGGTTCAGGTTCCGTGCGAGGTTTGCTCTGGGCGTGGCCGGTTGCCGATTTGGGATGAATGCGGTCAGATTGCCTGTCCGGTGTGCCAAGGAGAGGGGCGGCGATGATTCACTGGTGGTGGGTATCGGAATCGGTCGGGCCGGTGGTGCTGCGAGTACCGGTCGCATGTGCGAACGTTTGATACTTGGCGGCAAGCGATTGAGGAGGCGTTAAGGCGATGAAACTTAACGTGTGCGGCAGGTGCGGTAACGAAGTTTACCCCGGAGGCACGATTACCATCCATCGACTCACGGGTGGAACGCCAGATTTCATGCACGGTCGTATGTTTTCCGGAGACATCGTTTGCGATGGATGTTTGGCGATCTGCCGCGAGATATTCGGAAAGGACTGGAAGTACGAGGACGTAATTCAAAAGGTGGAGCATGTAGAGAAACCTAAGCGAACGATATTCACTTTCCCTCTGATGGTGATTACGGAGCGTGGATGGCGAAATAAGCCTAGCGTGCGTCCATCGGAGGTATAGAGGCAATGAACGTCAAATATGGAGAGTTGATAGACCTATGAATCACGAGCAGATCGACAAGGTAGTGGACCTGGCAGCAAACTTGGCCGGCAAGGCGGACGACATCGACGAGGTGCTGGTCATCTACATTCGGAAGTCGGACGGCAAGGGGTTCTCGCTCGACAACGGGCTGACCGTGGCGCAGGCCAACTTTCTCGTGGATAAGTTCAAGACGTGGATGTTCTCGTGCATGGCGAAGGAGGATGATTGATGCTAAATGTGGCTTGGGATGGTATTGCCGTGTGGGTGAGTGTGCCATGAGCAACTGGGGTGTAATCGAAGAGCGCGAAGATTCAGGAAGGTTTGTGTCCTTCCATGTTGTGCCGCTAGTCCGCATCGGAGACGAAGATGAGATGTCCGCCGCGCACCAGTTATCGGACGCTTGCCCATGCCACCCGTTCTACACGGAGAACGACCATGGCTACATCGTGTGGCAGCACTTCGATCCGACCCATAAGGGAGCGCGAACTCACGAAGACTGGATCGCCGATATACAGACCAGGCGTGAATACTTGGCGCGTACTGCTAAGTCTCGGCCTCTGGAAAGCAAGGTGAACTAATGGGACACAGGCTAGTCCAACGCTCCATAGAATCGCTCCGCGCCGAGGCCTACGAAGACCTGAAGGCGTTCGAGCGGTACGATCCAACTCCGGAGGAAAAGGCCAAGGGCCGCTGGGCTGTCGTATTTGAGGCGCTGCTTGATGGAGAGCCAGATGAAGAGTCAATCGTCCACATCATCCCAATCTTCGGCGCGCTGCACTACATCACAGATCGCTGCTGGTGCTGCCCCACTGTCGACGAGGACGGAACCGTGTGTCACAAGGCCAGCCAATGAAGGACAAGAACAGGGCAGAGTGGACGGCGTTCGTCGAAGGCACGGAAACTCCAAAGGCCAACAAGTACGGAGCGGAGCGCAAGGGAAAGTATGCGTCCACCAAGGAAGCCGACTACGCCATGCGCCTAGAGGCGCTGCACTCGCGCGACTTAATCCAACACTTACAGGAGCAGGTATCCTTCACCTTAGTCGAAGGACAGGGAAAGATACGTCCGATTAAGTACATCGCGGACTTCGTTTATTACGAGAATGGCAAGCGCCACGTTGTCGACGTGAAGGGTTACACGAAGAACCAGGTTTATAGGTTGAAGAAGAAACTTATGTTCCTTCTACTCGGTATTGAGGTTGAGGAGTTATGACAAAACCTGCAAGGAAAACAGCCGCGCTAAAGGCCCTGGCAAGGCAGTGGACGCCCTTCGCGCGCATTGAGATAACCCCCGATATGCGAGCGCAATACGCCTTACTCCGCCACTGCCACTCGCTCTACTCGAACAGCCGTATGGAAGTGCAGTGCTTCGCCATAGAGTCGTCCATCGGCGGCGTAATGCAGGTCACGCTCAAGCGTCACGGCAACGTTGAGGAGGTCACGGAAGACGACATGCGGCGGACTCTGCTGGAACTGTTTGGTCCGGCGGCCACGGCGGTTGAAATCTATCGAGCGATAGAGGAGAAGTGGAAGATTCGTATTTTGTGGATATTGCCGGCAACCTGGAAGCTGCCCTTCGGTATGCACCTGTCCACGGCGTTCGGTCGGCCGCCGCAGTAGCGCCCATGTGACGGTCGTAGATTGCGTTCGTGATCTCGCAGATCGCTCGGAAGGTCATGCCCCATAGTGCGACATGGCCTTCCTGTTACGCCACACATCTTTGGTGAGTTACTGACCACCGTGGATCACGATAATGGCTGCTTGCTGGAGAGACCCTTGAAGCGTCAGGGAATCTAGGTTTGAGTAAACATCCTTCACCCGCCCATCCTTCGTCACGCGCACCACGGCGACGCCGGAGAGTTCGTCCGCCGACTCCAAACTGCGAATCAGGACATCACTCACCGAGGGCCGGCCGCCGAATCGCGTGTTGGCGATGTCGTCGAGGGTGGGAGCAGCCTCCGTTTCTTCCACCGGATTAGCGCCTGGAGGGGTGCTGGCGGCCTCGTTGGCTTGCTGGTGACCCTCACCTATATCCGCGTACCCCGATAAGTCCCTGTCGGCCCCCGCCTGATCCTCTGACGCCTTCTGCAAAGTCTGCGCCAGCGCCTGCCCCGCCTCCGGGTTCGACGTTTGCAGGTATATCCCGCCGTCAGGCAGATGCGCCACCAGAGTCACCAGAACTCCGTGGAGGGTCGTCAGTTTGTCGTGGCCTCGCTTGCCAGTCATTCGGCGCCAGAACTTCTCGAGCGCGGACCTCCGCCGGTCGAGCGCGGACTCAAGATCATCGGCGATCCGGTTGGCGGTGGCTTCGTTCATCAGGAACGTGATCGGCACCTGGCCGCGCTGCAGGGTGACGTTGAGCATCGTCCGGGCTACTTCGATGTGCGGGGTGGGTTGCATCGGGTTTTCCTTTCACTGGTTGAAGTCTAGTACGTCTTGACGCAATCTGCGCTTGGCAATTTCGATTCGGGTTGTGTAACGGTTTCGTCACGGCATGTAACGCTGAGTATCGACGTGTATCGCCAGATTTCGCATGAAATCGACGAAAGGATAGAAGGGAGATACTGCTAGCTGGACCGACAAAAGCTTCTGTATTTGCTTCTGTGTATGCTTCTGCTTCTGTATGGGCACACACTGTACACAAATCAATCACCGTCAATCATTGTCAATGACATTGTTTAACGTTACGCTTGACTCTTTCGGCGCTCCCGCGACTCGCGCATCTTCACGCGGTTGTACTCGCGGCGCTCTTCCTCATTGCGAATGTCGCGGTAGTGTTGGTGGCTGACGACATGGAATTGGTACGGGCCTTGCCTGATAAGCCGGCGGCCGTCCCTGTCTGGATTTCGACTGCGAGGATCTGGGGCGCAAAGATACTCAAGTGCCATGTCGACGCGTTCCGGAGTTGATCCGAGGATTGAGGCAAGGAGCTGCGGATTGATTTCGATACTTGAATTCACCGTGTTTGCTATCACATATCCCCACACCGCAAACACATCAGCCCCGGCCCCAAACATCGAACCCGTGAAAGTGGAAGAGAAAAATTTACCGTACATCGCCGTCCTCCTGCTCGAACCGTCTTCGGCAAAAACGGCATTGGATGATTTTGGGGATAACCTGCTTGCCTGGCTCAAAGATGAGTCCGCCGCTGGATGTCTGAGCAATGACGATTCCCACGACGGGAAGCGCAGCGTCTTGACCGCATCGTGGGCAGGAGAACATAATCGTTCCGGTCCAACGTGGAACGTCCTCGCGCGGTTCAAGAATGCGCCAAGTTGCTGGTGGAGAAGTTGTAGGTTTATTCATACCGCGTCAAGCATAACATTCGTGTTAACAAAGTCAAGCGGTTGCGAATATTTATTTTGCAACCAGAGCCAGCGGCGCATACACTTGCAGACATGAGCGTCATAGGCATCGTAGCCATCTCCATCCTCGCGGCCCTCTTCCTCTTCTCGCTCCTCGCCTGCGCCGCGCTCGCCGCATGGCAGGGATGGCAGAATAAGCGCCTCCTCTCCGCAGCCCAACGGGAAACCGAGCAGGTCTACGCAGAGACCAAATCCCTCCTGGTGGCGAACCAAGCGGAGACGAAGGCGACAATCGAGTCCGCTAAGGGAGCCTTCGGCGCGATCCGCACAGATGTTCGTGCACTCCTCGAAGATCACCGGAAGGAAATTCGGGTTACGATAGAGGAATTCCGCAAGGAACTAGCGGCGACGCTCGACGGCCACCGGCAGCAGACGCAGACGGCAATCGACAAGATCAACGCCGAAGCCCTTGTCTCCGTCGCGGCCCGGCTGACCCAGGTATGCTTGAGAGCAGAAAAGGCAGTCGTCCTACTGCAAAGTTTAGTGTTGGATACGGAAGCGAGAGTGACAAACGAGTATGGCCCAAACGACTTCGCGCCAGAAGACAGCCCCTTCGGGACGCCGCCGTCCGGGTACAGCGTTAGCCAAACGGCAGCCCTCGACGAACAAAGCGGTCGAGAGGAAGTTGGCGCGGGGCAAGCCATCTGACACTGATCTTCAAATCTGGTTTCGGTACGAGATTCTTCACGAATCACTGGAACAGATCGCGGCGCAAAAGAACAAGCCTATCACCCAAATACAAAATTCCATAGACTTTATCCAAGAGTGGAAGTTCCGGAACCGCCTGTCGGTCGTCGAGTCCTACGCCATGTCGACGATCATCAAGAACATGGATGGGGTGGACAAGGCATGGCAGCGCGGGCTGGTCGCCGAGAAAGTGATTCACGTCGACCGGGATACCGGCGAGGTCACAAAGATGCCAGATGTAGGGATGCAGCTCAAGGCGGTCGAGAGCATTAAGGGATTTGCCGAGACGTTTCAGCCGAAGGCGCCGGGGCTCCAACTCAACCAGCAGTTCAACGGGCAGAGCGGCGGGGTGAGCATGTCGTCCGGCATGAGCTTCGAGGCGGTCCTACGCAAGAAGCGCGAGCAGCGCGGCCTGGCCAACGAGCAGGAAATCGAGATGGAAGCCGAGGTCACGCCGGAAGACGATCTTGCCGACGAGTTTGAGGATTTTGGCGGGACGGATGGCGATGATGAAGAGGACGGGGAAGAGGTATAGCCATGCGCGTCTCCCGCAAAGACCCGACCCTCAACGACGCCATCGAAGTTCTGCAGGAGCATTACCTCAACTGTGAGCAGGACATTCAGCGCGCCTGGGCGACATTGCCGGCGGACGGCATAAAGTTCATCGAAACCGAAGTCGAGCGCGCCCTGGACGTGCGCTACTACCTCGAAAACTACCACTTCATCACTACAGAAGACGGTATCCAAAAAACACTATACCCATTCTGGGACCATCAGGAGATGGTTTACGAGGCGATGCAGGAGGAGTGGGAAGCCAAGGGCTACTGCAAGATTATCGTCCTGAAGCCACGGCAGGCCGGTATCTCAGTGTGGACGGCCGCCGCCATGTTCCATCGGACCATTACCACGCCGCACTGCTTCACGATGATCGTCGCGCAGAACGACACCACTTCGACCCACTTGTACAACATGAGCCTCAAGGCATACGACCATCTTCCGTGGTGGATGCGTCCGGAGTATATGTACAAGACGAAGACTGGGGCCATCGAATTCCAGCGCGCCAATGAAAAAGATAGAATGACCAATCCTGGGCTCGGGTCCATGCTTCAGGTATCTGCCGCCACTCAGATGTCGGGAGTAGCGATCGGCAGAACCCTCAGATGTTTGCACGCAAGTGAGGTCTCAAGATGGCCCGGAAGCGAACTATACGAAGGTGACATCAAGCCGTCAATGAACGCCAAAGACACGTTCGCCGTTATGGAGTCCACGGCGCAGGGTAGAAATGGGCTTTTTTATGAGCAGTGGGGAGGCGCGGTAGATGGGGACACGGAATTTCGCCCAGTTTTCATCCCTGTTTACAAAGTCAAAAAATACTACCTGACAATCAAACACGCCGCATCATTCGACTTATCGGACGATGAGCAGGCATTCAACGAGCGCGTAAAAAAAGAAGACCACTTCGATATTCCCAATGAATTTTGGAATTTTCGCCGCATCCGTATGCGAGCTGCAAAACGATCGGGGACCAAGGCTGCATTCCTAGAGTCGTACCCGCTCACCCCGACAGAAGCTTTCCAGTCGTCTGGCCTCTGTGCTTTTGACCGCGATTCTCTCGAATGGCAGGAGATGAACAAGGTCTGCAAGGCGCAATACGCCGGCGAGATAACGCTGGTTTCTATGGAGCCACCCAGGATCAACACCGACGACATCATGCCTGTGGCCGACGACGAGATTCTGCCTAAGCGAAAATCAGGGCGCGGCGGCAAGCGTTTCCAAATCTGGGAGATGCCCGATCCAAACCACACCTACTACGTTTCGGCGGACGTGGCGCTGGGAAACGGCGGCGACTATTCGGTCGCCCAGGTCTACCGCGCCGGCATTGGCATGGAGCCTGATTCGCAGGTGGCGAACTGGTGGGGATGGATTCCGCCAAAGAAGTTCGCGCACGCCGTCGCGGCCATCGGACTTTTCTACAACGGAGCCGAAGTTTCCGTCGAGTACATGAAGGACGGCATCACCACCGGAAATGAGTTGCGGGACATGGACTACCCCAATCTCTACCGGCCTCAATTTAAAGATCGGATCAGCCAGCAGGCGGCCAACTATCTCCACTTCGTCACCAACTCGAAGACACGCGACGAGATCATCGGCTGCATGAACGAGGCGCTGCTAGACCACAGCGTCGTCATTCGCTGCGCCGACACGCTCGACGAAATGATCGACTTCGCGGCGATGGAAACCGGCGGCCGCTCTGAAGGCCAGGGCAACAATGACGACGGCGTTATCAGCGTAATGATTGGCCTTTACTGTATGCGGGAGACGACGAAGCACCTGAAAACGTCGGTTGGCACAGAGCACGTACGCGATTCCGGAGATATCCAAATTTTCGGCGTTTACGACCCGATACAGCGGCAGCGCGGCCAGTACAACACGAAGGCGGAAGCCGAGAATATGATCACCGGCAGGGCCGGCTGGAGCGTGCGGCCAATTCTGGTTTGCAACGCGAATACGATTTTTTCGCCAATTTTCGACCAGATGAGCCCGGAACGTGAGCTATATTCGAGACACGGGCTGCATAGTACCGAGATCACGCCGGATTTGGTGTGGGCATACAAGCAGGCGATGCAAACTGTTGGAACGGCCAGTGGGTCGGATTATTCAGACGAGTGGGGTTAAGAAATGGCTTTACCGAACGTAGCAGGACCGAATGTGACCGGGGCATACTGCCCGATGTGCCGCAACCAAGGTAGCCCGCGAGTCGTGGCGCTGCGCGACAACGTGGACTGCTATTGCATGATGGGGCACCGAATGCCGCACTCGACATTCAACGCGATGAACCCGGAAATGATCAAGCCCGACGTGATTTTCCAGCCCGGTCCAGGCGACGTGAAGATCGAAGTCTGGTGCAACCAAGAGGCCTACATGAAGGCCAAGGAATCGCTCGGCGGCCGCTTTCACCCGACAATCGCCTCGATTATCCGGTGTTGCATGGCCGGAGATCCAGTCATCGTCGACGGCCAGCAGGCGGCGGAACTCCGCAAGCTCGGCATCCGTAACGGCCAGGAGATGCTGGTCGCGGCGAAGGAAAACAAGGAATTGGCCGGCCAACTGCAAAACATGACCGACAAGGTGATTGAGTGGGAGAACCGGGTAGCTGGGGCGCTGGCGCACTCGCTCTAACCCCATCCGCAAATTTACCCACCGCAAACCCATTCCAAAACCCGTAGAATCGCGTACACTTGCAGCCGATGGCCGACTTGGGAGAGACACCGGAGCAGCGACTTGAGGCAGAAGTTGTCTCCTGGTCCGATGCTGTGTACGACGAAGCGGAGCGCGATCTGGCGGATTCCCGCGAGATTCGACTCGTCTCCAAACTCATCGACTACATCTCCGGGAATCAATGGAATGCCAAGGCGCGCTACGGACGCTCCCGGCCGACCGTCAACCGGATATTCCGGTTTTTCACCGAAATGACCGGGTTGCTCACCGACATTGAGCCGGACTTCCAAGTAAAATTCCACAACGAAGACGAGCAGTGGCAGGCGCTGCAAACCCTCTTGAACGAGATGATTACGATGTGGGCTCAGGTCTCGGACTTCGAGATGGAGCTTACCCAGACGGTCATGTGGGCGCTGCTCAACACCGGCTACGGCAAGGTCCAATGGAACTCCGCGCTCAATGGCGGCCTGGGCGACAACGAGTTCATGCCGCTCGGCCCGCTAAACGTGATGAGCATTGGATCCGGCAACAAGTTTCAGGACGAGGAATGCGTCATTGGCCGCTGGCCGACGACTATCGAGTCCCTGGTCCGCACCTTCGGCGAGGTAGCGCGCGGCGTGATTCCCGACATCGAGACGGACGGACCGGCTTCCGAGGCAACGCGCCCTGGGAAAATCTCCGAGGCGAAGTGGGCGGCACTCAACCCGCAACTCAAGCGGCTGCTCGGAAAAGCAAACCCGTCATCCATGCAGAGCAAGAAGACGCGCTACCCCCGCGCTATGCTCAAGCAGTTCTGGTTCAAGGACAGCACGATTCACCGCGGCAGCAAAAGCCTTCTGGTCGGCGACGAAAAGTACAACTGGTCGTATTGGGTCGAGCCGGGGATGCCGATCTACCCGCGCGGCCGGTTCCTGATTATTGCCGGCGGCAAGGTGCTGCAGGACGGTCCCAACCCCTATTGGCACAGCATGTTTCCATTTGCCAAGCTCCGGCTGATCCGGGTGCCGTGGTCTTCGCACGGAATCAGCGCCCTTGACCCGATTGCCGCGATGAGCGACATCACGAACCGCATCAACGGTGGAATCATGGACATGATCCGCGCCGCGATCGAGCCGCGCATTGTGGCGCCGAAGGCGGCGTTTGCCCAATCGGTATGGGATTCCATGGACCCCGGAGCGCCAGGTTCGAAGATGATGTACAACAACAATTCGCCGAAATCGCCAGAATTCCCAAAGCCCCCCGAGTTGCCGGCCTACGTCCTCCAAATGAAGGAGGGCATCGACAAAGAGCAGGACATGAGTTCCGGCGCGTCCGCCATCAACCAGGCGGCGCAGAAGAAGCAGGTCCCCGGAGGTGATTCACTCGAAATGATTATGAACTCGAGGTCGATCCCGATCCGGTTCATGGGCCGCGGCCTCTCCAGTTTCCTCACGGAAGTCGGAACGATGGTCGCCGCGAACAATATGCAGTTCTCAACTTCGAAGTCGCGTATTGCCAAGTTTGGCACAAAAGGTCTGACCGATTCTGATTTCGAGCCGATGTACGGGCAGTTCCTCAGCCACGGCATGACCGGCGAAGAGCTCGTCCGCCAGATGCTCTTCAATATCCGCAAGGGCAGCCTGCTGGGGATCGAGAAGCAGGACGAGGTTAATGTGGCCTTTGCAATGGTCAAGATGGGCGTATTGAGCCGCAAAGCTCTCTACAGAAAAATGGGAATTCCAAAGAGCGAGCAGGACCGAATCGAGGCGGAACTCAAAGAGGAAGCGATCGAGAAGATTAAACTGGCGCAGGCAGCGGGAGCTGGTCAACAGCACGGCCATGGCCATAAATAAAATATTTTCTGTATTTTGCGTTGCAAACCTACCAAATTTCCAGATTTATGGTAGATGATTCTTTTCGAGGCAAGGCGAAAGCCAAGTCTGACGAAGGTGAAGGCCTTCTAAAAAAACCGACCTTTCTCGAAAGGAGATTCCTCATGCGCAAGAAGCACCGCGGAGGCAAGAAACGTCACGGCGGTCGTCGTGGCTCGAAGCGCGAGAAGTAGATTCTCGCGTAGTCAGATCCTCACCATCTAACCGGGGCCGGGCAACTGGCCCCCCTCACAACTCTCAGGAGCCGCTACCATGGCGAAAAATGAGCGCGTAAGCGAAGAGACGTTTGGCCCGCCGATCGTACAGGTGCCGGTGAGCAAGGGCCGCATTGCCCTGTTCGGCAACACCATCAACGACAAGGCGATCCCGAGCCGGGGAACCAGCGTCAACGTCAAAACCGGATACCCGGACACAAAGCGATAACCTATGCCGATGCCCCCCCCCACTGCCGCGCCTCCGTCCTTCTACGACAACCTGCCTCCGGGCGGAGATGCCTCTGGCGGAGGCCCTCAAGGCGGCAAGAAGCCGGGTGGCGAGTCGGATGCGGACGAAGAATTGATGAAGGGCTTCACTGGCGTATTCCGAGTTCTCTCGAAGATGGCCAAGTTGAAGAAGGAACTGAAGCCCGGCATCGACAAGCTCAAGGACGGGATCAAAGAGATCGTCGTCCAGGGTCTGAAGAAAGACCCGAAGGATTTGGATTCAGGCGATGACTCCAAGCCCGCAGATGCAGACGCCGCTCCTCCAGCACCACCGGCGGGCGGACCTCCAGCACCACCACCATCCCAATCAGACGAGAGCCACGCGGCTTAGGGAGATGATTTATGGCACTGCTTGACGATTTGAAGGGTATTCTCAGCCAAGCCGATTACGACAAGATCACAGCCAACCCGGCTGTCGCCGCCCGCATTGCGAAGGGAGATGAGTTGTATGGGTACTACGTGGGAGAAGACACACCAGTAACGCCGCCCGCCGCCGTTACTCCTCCGGCCGCAGTAGCGGCTCCTCCCGCCGGCCAGTTTGATTTGGGCGCGATCGAGCGCATGTTTGATTCTCGGCTCGGCAAGATCAGCGAGACGATCGACGCGAAGGTTGCCGACATCGTGAAGCAGCGCGGCGACGAGCTCTATAACAATGTTCGCACTGGCGTTCGCAACGATGCTCTCCAGTTGGTGAAGATTTACACCCGCCACCAGGAAGCAACCGGCAAGACCTGGGACGACGCCGAAGAGTTGAAGTTCAACGACTACCTCAAGGCGAACACCGAGTCCCTGAAGTCCGGCACCGGTGGCAAGCCGTACAAGAATTTGACCGAGGCGTACAACGACTACATCGCGCCGACCGTTACCGAGCGCACCATCGAGAGCGAAGTGACGAAGCGCGTGAAAGCGACTTCCGGTCAGCATGTTCCTGGCACGACTCCGGCACCGGTTGCGAACCGCAATATCCGGCATCTCCAACATATGAACAAGACCGCAGACGGCGCGGGCCAGACAATCGCGCAGCGCGCCGCCGCCGCCCTCGATGCGCGCATTGCGAATCGGGAAGCTCTGGCAAGTTAGGCTTTTGCAGTAGGAGTAGCAGCAAAATTTCACGGAGGCCAAGAACATGGCTTTGACGATCAACGACATCAGCGCAGTAACCACCCAATTGATCGTTCCCGATCTGGTGGACGAATACTACAAGGTCTCGCCGGTATTCACGATCATCTTCAAGGGTGATGCCGTGAAGGACTTTCCAGGTGGCCTGTACATCCAGCAGCCCATTCAGTACGCGCCGCTGAAGGCTGGTCCGTTTGCGCCAGGTTCGACCTTCGACATCTCCTACGTCCAGACGGACACGGCGATGACTTTCGCGGTCAAATACTACTACGCCAATGTGACCCTTCAGGGAACCCAACTCCCCTTGAATCGCGGCGCGGAAGCGGCCATGAACTTCGTCGAAGAGAAGATGATCAACGGCTCCCAGGCTCTGGCCCAGGCGCTAGCGATCGACATCTACAACGACGGCCAAGGCACGGTCTCCTCGCAGATTGCCCTCGACGGGTTGCTTGCCGGGTACGACGACGGCACCAACTACCCGACCTACGGAGGCCTGCCGCGCGCCGCAATCGGTTCCGGCGCATCGACGGGCATCAACGGCTACTACGCCAACATCGCCGGCCCTCTCTCGGTCACCGCGCTCCAGAAGGCTTACGGCCAGGCCACCTTCGGCAACCGTCAGCCCAACCTCATGGCCACCACGCAGTCGATCTACAACCAACTCTACAACAAGTTGGTTCCGGCGCAGCGCGTCAACGACAACGTGATGGTGGATCAGGCGCAGAACATCGGGTTCACGGCCATCCGCTTCAACAATCAGCGGCTGGTGGTCGACCAGTATGTTCCGACCGGCTACGTCTTCGGCATGAACACCGACTTCCTAAACGTGTGGATCTCGGATCACGAACTCTTCGGCTTCGGCTTCACCGGGTTCAAGGAACTGCCGAACTCGGTCGACTCCGCCGGCCAGCTTTGCTTCGGTGGCGACATCGTGGTCAGCGCGCCGCGGCTTGGCTTCATACTTTCCGGGATTACAGGGTAGCAAGTAGTTGTAAACAAACGACTTATGCAGTAGGCGCAACTGGCGCCGGGAGCTTCAAATGAGCGCAGGTTTGGATTTCGGGTATTTCAGCACAGGCAACCCGTTCACCAGCATCGACACCTACGTCGCGACTTCGACGGTGAACCAGACTACGCCTCCGTCGCAGTCCGCGATCCCGAACGGGGCTTACAACTTCCCCGGCCAGGCTTATCTGGCTCCGGTTAGCACCTTCGGCTTGCTGAACCAGAAGGGCCAGGGAGCTCCGCTCGTGCTGCGGTATGTTCGATACAACTCGACTGCCAATCCCGCTCTGGTCGCGGCTCCGGCTCCCGTGTACTGGACCGACGAGACCTTCACGACCGTATCTGGAGTTTTCTCCGAAGGCAACTTCGGCGGCGGCACGGGAAGCGCAAATTCTCTCGCAGGCCTGCTTCTTCCGAACACCACAGCGTTGCCGAGCTTGACGGCCGCGACGTTGAATGGAAACTGGGTGTGGATTGCGGTGTCGGGGTTTGTGCCTGGCGCTACCTCCATCGCGGCAGCCGCAGCCGGCGGAACTCTCATCGGCGGTGCGGGAAACTTCACATGGGCTGCGGCCATCGGCTTGAACGCTGCTCCGACCTCCGGATCGTTTGCTCGTGTTCTGACTCCGGTAACAGCCGGCTTGTCTGACTTGCTTCTCCAGTGCGACTGGACCTACTAAGGAGCTGACATGGCATTGACGCAATCAGGTATTCCGGACAATCGCGCCGAACTCGGCCTGTCCAACCAGCTCCGCACCTATCAAGAGGCGGCCGGCGTTAGCGACTACCCTACCGGTGGCTACCAGATCAATGCCAGTGCGGTTGACCTCAGCCAGATTTTCAACTGCTGGCTGGTCGGCCAGAATGCGGCGGCATCCGCATTCATCGCGCAGATCGTATTTCCGGCCTCGTCGTTCACGAGCCCCGGACCGGCGACTCAGGTGCTGCTCAAACTGCTGGTCTCCACGACCGGCGTTGAGGTTGCGGCTGCGACGAACCTGACCGGCTGCATCTGGAATCTTGCTTTTATCGGCTACTAGCTGACATCGGCGGAAAGGGAGGTGTGTCATTCCAGTTCCGCCGATTGTAATACCGCAACAGGTCCAGCCATCCGGAGCCCAACCATTTGTCCAGCAGATGAATTTTGGGCAGATGATTGGTACGTGCTCAGCCTATAATCCCAATGCTCTCGCCCAAATTCCCACCTGGATCAACGAACAGGTCAGGGAAGTCTACGACAAAAAGACCTGGTATGGACTGTTCACGAAGGGCCAGATCATATGCCCGGCTTCGGTGAGCGGCGGCACGGCGATGGTGACGTTCAACTCTCCGATCGTTCAGGGCATCAACACCACATGGGATCAGACGCTTATCGGCCGCCAGTTCCGCGCCGGCCTGAATACGCCCGTCTACACGATCATCAATGTCGATCCGTTTGCTCAAGTCATAACACTGGAGTTGCCGTGGGGCGGTCCTTTTGCGCCGAACCAACTCACGCAGACGACCGGCTACTATATCGTTCAGATGTACTACTCGCTTGGACCTAACATCAAGTACATCAAGACGATGGTGAATATGCAGATGGGATTCAGGATGCGGCTGAATCTAACACAGGAATACTTCAACACCTTTGATCCGTGGCGCATCCAGGTGAACTTCCCTTGGGCGATTGCGCCGATGCCGACTGACCCGAACGGCAATTACCTAGTGGAAATGTGGCCCGCGCCCTTCACTCAGCAGGCGCTCCCGTTTATGGTCTACTGTCAGCCCGGAAATTTACAGTACGATCAGGACACGCTGCCGCCGTACATCCGCTGCGATGTCATCAATAGCGCTGTGATTGCGCGCGCGCTGCGCTTTAAGCCGAAGGACAACCCCGGCTACGATCCGCAGACGGCAATCGCCGTGGCCAGCGACTTTGATCGTAAGTATGAGGCTAAGCTTCTTGATATGGCGAACGCCGACGAGAACCTGTACCGGACCTCGGCAACCATCCAGGGCGAGGACTTGCCGTACTACACGCCGGGGGGAGCTTTCTTTGAGGCGCAGCATGCCGTAATGAGTGGCGGCGGCGGGGACTTTTGGGGGTAGAATAGGGCCATGAGTCAGCAATGCGACGTTTGCGAAGTAGTTGTCTACCGGAAGGTGTGGAGCATCGACCGGGAGACGAAGAAGATGGTGGGCAAGGGAGTGGAGTGCGGCTGCACGCGGAAGCCGAAGGCCCCGGTGACGACGGTAAATCCGTACGATATTACCTTCGATCATGTAGCAGACCGCTTTGGGCAAAAGCTCCATGTCTCGAATTTGCGAGAGCTATCCGCCGCAGAGAAGATGTACGGATTTCAGAGCGTCGTCATGAATTCCGACCACCAGAACTTCGACGATCCGCCGCAGCAGAAAAAGTATGAAGTAGGGGATTTCTACAAACGCAAGTTTGGAGGACCACGAAAATGAAGGTTGGAGATTTGGAAATTATCAAGACGAGCCAGATTGGATACAACGAGTGCTACAGAATACTTCGGGACCAGTCTAAGTCTTTTACTGTTCCATTTTTAAACAACGGTGAACCATTTAAAGAATCTCCGCATACCATCAGTATTATGGGAGATGACCTGTGCGCTCTGTTTCCAGACGACTTTAGTCAAGAGTATCTTGCGGAATTTAAAGACAAAAATGGGCGAGATGCCTCTATTGCATGCTTGCCGATAATATCCGGTTTTGCGGTCGTGGCAGATATGGCGCTATCGGATAAGCAAAAGAGGCAATCTTATAGATATATCAAGAGCTTACTGGCTGAATTTTCTTGGGGTGTGGAGGATGCAGAATGAGCGATATGAAAGAGTACTGGAAAAAGCACAGGATCAAATGCGATGCGTATGAAGCGGACGCGGTTTCGCTCGCTATCAAGATCACGCGCATGTGTCGCGACGAAAACACATCTCTGGCAATAGTTTCCGCAGCACTCTCTATTTCGAAGATTTTGTTGAGTGGAGATCAGTCTGTACCTCATGAAATATATGAAGATGGCGACATGCCGGAAAGTGAAGGAGACGATGAGCGACCCAACGGATAAGGTTCACGACGAGTTTCGGTCGCGCAGCATCGGCAGCCGCATCGCGCCGTTCAACTCGAAGCCGGCGACGGACAACTTCCACATCGACCGCTCGAGGCTGGGCGTGCATGACGAGTGGGATGAGACCGTCAAGAACGAGTGGGGTGGCATGGGCAAGATCGTCACGAAGCCGAACTCGATCATGGACAACGTGCGCGCCGGGATGGGCGACCTGCACCACTGCTCCAGCAGCAAGAATAAGGATGCGCCGGCGGAGCCGACAAACGGCGGGCCTGGTTGCTGCCCGTCGCCGTACTTCAGCAACAGCAGATTGCGCAAGGGGGATTAGTCATGGCAATGCGCCCGTTTTTTGGCACTCAGACTATTGGCGGCACCAACCCACAGCCAGTCTTCGGGACTTCGGTGACCACTGCCTTTGCGCCGCCGCCTGATCCCTACAGTGGCAATCTCGCGCCTGGGAGCAATGAAACTTTGGTGACCATCGTCGTCGCGTCTACCAAAGGATTCTGGCAGGGTGACAATGTGCTCATCGGGCCTGCGGCGTCCTTCAAGCCCGGCATTGTGGCTCCGGGATCAATCGCAGACTTCGGAACAGTTAAGAGCGTGGTTGATGCCACTCACCTCATCGTCCAAGGCTTAAAGAAGGCGCATGCGGCTGCCGATTGGGTTGTGCTCGATCAGCCAGCCGGCAACATTCACATCCGGCCTGTCGTGACAGCCTCTACAGTTTATATCGGCAACGCATCCACGCTGAGCGCGACCGATCTATCCCTGATGGACGAATTGCCAATCACTGCCGCCGGAGCTGCGCCAGGTTACGTCTTTGACGCTGAATCGATCGGGATGAGCCAGCCGTTTTCTACGGCCGACTTCTGGATTTTTGGGACTGCGGCAGATACGTTTTTAGCGCGATACACGACGATCTAATGTAAAATGGGGGTGTCGAGTGCTTGCAACACTCGGCTCACGCCACATCGTCTCAGGAGGACGACATGCCACCCCTTGAAATCACTATACCCTATGGATTCTGCCACTGTGGATGCGGGCAAAAAACCATCATGTCCATCCATCAATACAAGGCCACCAAGCGCGGCGAACCGAGGCGATACCTCCAGGGGCACAATAAATTCATTCGCGTGCCGCGAGAAGATGCCGCTCCATTCAGAATCAATGGAGAATATTGCCGCTTGATCCCGCTTACGAAGGGGCTGTGGGCGATTGTCAGCGCACATCGCTACGAATACCTGATGCAGTGGAAGTGGTTCGTGTGGTGGTGGGCTAAGACGCAGAGATACTATGCGGTGCGCAGCGGTCCGAGGGTTAACGGAAATCCGACTAGAATTTTCATGCACCGCTTTATCTTGGGGCTTACGGCTGGCGATAAGCGGCGGGGAGATCACGTTATTTCCGAGCAAACCCTCAACAACTCCGACAAAAATATTCGCATTGGAACTGCCTCACAGAACAACCAAAATAGTCGGAAGCGATCTGATAACACGACTGGATTTAAGGGCGTGTACTTTTACAAGGACGGTCGCCCTAAACCGTACTGGGCGTACATTACGGTCAATCGCAAGCGAATCGGACTTGGATACTACGAAAAGGCAGAGGAGGCGCACGAAGCCTATTGCGAGGCTGCCAAGAAATACTTTGGCGAGTTCGCTCGCTTTGAGTAGAATGAGGCGATGGGCACCACGCCAATTTCGGTTCTCGCAACGAACGTCCAAAATCGCTTAGAAGAAACGCCTGGGCCTGGGGCATGGTGGAGTCTGCTTTTTGAAATCAACTCTGCTTTGATTGAAGCGGAAAATGATTTGCTGCTTCTTGTCGGGCGACCCACTCAAGTGGTCAACGTGCCGTTGACGCTTATCCCCAACACCGCATGGCAGCAACTTCCGCAGGGGTACTTTCAGATCACGGATATTCAGGGGTTTGCCTCGCCGCTGTACCGCGTGAGCCTTAAGGATCTAGATTTTTTACTTTCCAGTTGGGGGCCAAACTGGACCCAGGATGTTCAAGATGTCGCTTATCGTTGGGCTCCCATCGGGTTCAATATGTTTGCCATTCATCCGGTCGTTAACGTCGCCCAGACCGTTCATGTGACCGCCATCCAATATCCGACAAACAGTGTTTGGCCCTATAACGGGAGCCAAAACGTCATTTTCTCCGACGAATTTTTTGTGGCACTTGAGACCTATGCCAGCCATTATTGCCGGATAAAAGAGTTGGGCGGGGAACATGCCGAGGGGCTAAAACTGCTAGACTCTTATATGCTTCTTGCAAAGCGAATGAGCGCCATTCAAGACCTTCGCGACCCGCTTCTCTTTAGTTCCGGCTACGGAGCTGCGAACAACATCAACCCAACGACGAGGAGATAACCATGGCGAACACCTCAATTTCCCGATTCCACGGCCCAGTCAGCCCTTGCGGCTGCGGCATGTACGAGCACCCCGAAAAGCAAAGCGAACGAGCGTGCAGGCTGTGTATGGGCAGAGCCTTCGTAGCCGAGTGCCTATCATGCGAAGGAAAAGGCTCAGTCATGCAGAATATGGCGGGCGGCCCCGGAACGCACACGGCGACCTGCAGCGCGTGCGGAGGGCAAGGCAGCTACGGCGTTAACAAGCCGGATGACTGGTCGGACGCACCCAAAGCAGAGCAACTTGCGGTAGCATAGGAGCGAGACTCCTATGGCATCTCCGGGAATCGGATATCGGACGGCAGGCGACGTGTTAATGGAGATAGCGGCCCACCTCGCCCAGCCGGCGGTCTACACCCTTGCCACGAATGTCATCTTTCAAGGCCTCCACCAAGCCGTGATTGTGCCATCAACGTACGCGATGTACCCCGGAGCCCTGCTGGTCATAGGTCTTCCGGGAGATCCGGCGCAGGAAGTCGTCCAGATCACTGCGGTTTCGGGTCCCAGAACATTCGTCGCGACGTTTTCCAACGATCATACGTTTATGACTCCGGTCTGGGGAGCCACGTTCCCAACGCAGCAGGCCACGGATCCGATATTCACTCAGGCGGAGATGCTGCAATACCTCTCCCGCGCGCAGAACGAATTCCTCACCGCGGTGCCGAGCTTCTACCAGCGTTTCTTCCAGACGGTCACTTACGGGCAGGTATACCAGGACACTCCGCCGACAGCAATTATCATCGACCGGGTTGCGGCATCTCCGATCAATATCCCGATCGCGTCGCTGGCGCGCACTGGGAACATCGTCACACTGACGGCCAGCAGCCCAACGACACTCTCTCAGTACAGCACGTTCTCCGTGGTCGGCTCGTCCGACGCGAGCTTCGCCGGGTCGTTTGCCGTCATCAGCGCGCCGGCGCCGAACGTCATCACCTATCGCCAGATTGGCTCGGACACGTCGACGACCGGAGGATTCATCCAGTCCATGTATAGACTGTACGAGGTCACGCAGGAAGAGTTGGTGCAGCAGAACCGAAGTTGGCAGGTAAACTATGTTGGTCCGCTACAAAGTTGGTTTGAGGACCGGGCCGGGTTGTATCGCTGGGGCGTGGGAGGAATTCCGCAGAGCACGTTCCCGGTCGAGATTTTGGCAAGTATCAGAGATACCGACAATCTCAACATGCTTAGCGGCTTCCTTGTGCCAGACGTGGCGTTGCACGCGGTAAAATATCTCGCTCTTTCCTACGCCTGGTCGAAGGACGGCATAGCGAGCCAGCCGCAGATGGCCGAATTCTGCATGAAGCGGTATGCTCAAATTGTAATGGCCACCCAACGCTACATCCAAGCCATGAAGATGGGGACTAAGTAGATGCCAGCCACACCGCGCACGACCTCAAGCCGTCCCAGTCCGCCAGCGCAGCGCCCGCTGCCAATCCAGAACTTCCAGTTGAGTAAGGAGCACTTCACGACGGACGAAGGTGTGCGCCAGGTCAACGTGCTCATGCAGCAGATCATCACGTCGCTCCAGGCGGTGCAAGGAACGGCCGGGCCTAGCGTGCTGCCATCGGGAATCGACGTAGCCGGCGCCAAGATATCGGGACTCGCTGCGCCAGAGAACCCATCGGACGCGGTATCATTAGGGCACGCGCAGACCAACTATTCGTCTACGACGCAGCAGCAGAACCTCGATATTGGAGGTCCTAACGCACTCAAGGGGCTAACGGGTCTCTGGCTCATGCAGCAGCAGTCGGCGGCGGCAAACTTCAACGGAACAAACAACTTCTTCACGATTAACGGTCTCATGTTTCAGTGGGGAGTGACTGGGAATCTTGGCGCGGGGAATACGCCGGTCACGATCTCCTTCAACATCCCGTTTCCGAATGCGAGTTTCGGGGTTGTGGCGATGGACAACAGTGCTCGCGTAACTGCCGGAAACGTGTCTGCGATTGGCGCTAAAGTGATTAGCAAAACTCAATTTGATATCAACGCAGCAGACTCAAACGTGACTGCATTCTGGATCAGTATCGGTTGGTGAAACTAGGCGGATTTTCGGAGTAGCGATATTTACGCTTTCCGCAATGGCAGTTTTTCTTGCCTGCTGGATCAAATTTCCACTTTTTGGGTTTTGGCGTAGACTGAATCTGCGACTCAGCCACCTGCATCAACAGGGTGCTCATCGGTTACCTCCGGTGGGTGCAGGCTGGGCCGCACCGAGGACAGTATAACGTGTCCGTAGATAATGCTTACAGCCCGGTACCCTATGTCTATATTGATCGCGGCCTAGTTGCGCGAAATATTGAAGATCAAGTCCCAGACCACTGCTACTTACAGGCCATGAACACGCTGGCTAGGGCCGAAAATTCTCTCAGCAGCCGCTATGGATGCCAGATCATCAACCGGGACCCGGCTGGTACTGGCGTGACCAACCATTTATTCACTTCCCCGGTAACTTCGCTGTCGAAGCTTGCCTACCAGGGTGGAGCCTATCGCTACGCAGGCCTTGCCGATGGCCAACTATGGCGCCGACCGAGCAATACGCAGGGCGCGTACACGCAAATCTACTCAGGACTATCAGGGCAGCCCTTCGACTCGCTGGTCACTAATTGCTTTGAGACGAGCCAGGCTTACAATTTCATTGCTGACCAGGCGGTCTCGCTCAAGGATAACGGCACGCTTGCCGCGCCGCAGTTGTGGGGCATTGACCCACCGGCGTGGACGGCTAACGCGCAACCATTTTCGCCACTGCTGACGCTGATCGACAACTTCGCCAGTGGGAACACGTACAGCGGAGGTTCTGGTTCTCTTCCGAGTGGCTGGGGATATTCGCTGATCACGACGCTCACGGCAACATCTGCGCTCGAAGTGACCGACTTCTTCGAGTTTCTTGGAGGAACGTCTTTCACGATCGAAGGCGGAACTGCAACGAGTACGCAGTCGTCTGTCGGGTCCAACTCTTCCACGTCAACTTCTTCCGGATTCAGTTCACTGGCGATCAGTCCAGTGGACACTGTAACTTTAACCTTGACGGCCTCCGGCAGTTTTGCCTTCACGTCGTTTTTAGATCCAGAGGGCAATGCAACCGCATCTTTCTCGTACAGCACGGACGGCGGAGCGACGTTCACAAACATCTTCTCCCCCTCAAGCGTAACCCCCGGATCTTTCGGTCCAGCACCGCTTACTGTCACAGTCGTAGGCCTCAGCAATCTAAACCAGCTACAGGTAAGAGTTACCGCTACGGCAGTGTTTTCTTCCGGAACTGGATCGGTAGGAGCAACTGGAACGGCGGCTTCGATCATGGCGTCGGTCGTCGATCCTGGTTACTTTGGCGACATCTGTAACGGGATACTGTCGAACCTCAATACCAACTCGACAATCAACGTGCCGATCGTCTCCATTGAATCTTCAGGATTAACGAACGGCGTTTACACCACGCTTATCATCACCTGCGGCGCGGCGCATGGTCTGACCGGCACCCCGCTGGTTGCCGTTTACGGATCGTCGAATGATCTCGCCGACGGGTTCTATACCGGCACCGTGACCGGCGCAACGACGCTCACCGTGACATTCGTAAGCGTGAACGCGATTGGTGCAACCGGCGGTATCCTCTATGGCGGAGCAGCGGCGCCGGTTGAGTGCGTGCTGACTAATGAGTACGCTGCACCATATCCAGTACAGTTTTCCGCGTGGGGATTCTATCAGCAGGTTCCCGATACGACGACGGCGTTTCCCGTTGGATGCTTCTCCGGGTCCGTGGCTACCAACTCCAATGCCTATGTTGGGAATACGGTTGCGCTCAATCTCAGTATCAACAACCAGGCGACAGATGACGATCTGATTGTGCTAACGCTGAAAGTCGGAACGCCAGCCAACATCGAAAACATTAGGCTGGAGTTTGACGTGAACGGCTCCGGCTATACGTCGTCCTACTACTACAAGGATATTTCCCCAGCCTTCTATCAGGGCGGCGTGGATCAGAGCTCGGATGCTTATTCGGTGACGCAGAGCCAGATTTTGGCGGACACTCTAGGGCTGATTACCGGGCAGACTCCCAACACGACGGCGGCCCAGGTACAGCCCGGAAACTTCTCGACTGGTTCCGATGCGTGGACGGCGGTGTATCTGCGGCGCGGGGACTTTGTTCCCGTGGGCCAGGCCGGACAATCGGGCCTCGACTGGACAAATATCACTGGCTGGCAGGTAGACATCACCACGACGGTGACTCCAGCGACCGGCACTGATGGCAGTTCTACGGTTGCCATGAATGGTCTCTACTTCCAGTGGGGATACGGGCCATCATCCTTCGGTGGCGTGGGGTACGACTATCGCTACACATACTACAACGTCAACACCGGAACGGAATCCAGTCCGAGTCCGGAGATGTTTTTCGGTGGCATCCAGTTCGGCTACCTTTCCAGCCAGTCAGCGCCCTTCTATTTGCGGCAAGCAGTGCAGGTCAACGGCCAATACTCATTCGATACTCAGGTGACGCATGTGCGCATCTATCGGCGCGGCGGCACGCTAAATTCCAACTGGGCGCAGATAGATCAGATCCCGAACGTCACGACGCTCGAAGATGCTTTCTTCTATAAGGACGTGATCCCCGATGCGTTTATCGAGCAGTCGCCGCTCTTAGTGTTGGATAACGATCCGCCGGTTACGAGCTCCCTGCTGAATCCTATCCAGACGACATTGAGCGCGGCCACGACAGGTCCAGGCAATCTTTACTACCAAGAGTTCTCGCCTCAGTTGATTACGGTTGCGCAATCGGACGCGGTGTTTGTTCCGAACCAACTCGTCGAAATCGGCACCGCGGCAAACCTCGAGATCACGGCCGTCGTCACAGGTGGCACCGGGCAGTTCACGGCGATCGTCCGTCTGCAGCACAATCAAGGCGAGCCGGTAAACGTCTTTGCCGTACCGCGGCAGCCGTGCAACCTCTGCGCGCTGGCATACGATCAGGTGTGGCTGGCTGGCGACAAGAACAATCCACACTACCTCTATTTCTCGAAGAAGGGGTTGCCTGAGAACTTTGGACCCGAGGACTATATCCCGGTGGGTTCGCCTAATTTCCCAATCAACGCCGTCATCAACTGGCGCGGGACGCTGATTGTAGGAACGCTGGAGACGTGGTGGATCATTGTGGGCGGCGCTTCGCCTTATCCGCAGCCAACAGGTTCAGAGCATGGCGTTGTGGCGCAGCAGGGCTGGTGTCAGGTGGAGGGTGCGATATGGTACCGATCGTCTGACGGGATTCGCGAATTTACTGGCGCCGACGGCAAGTATATGACGCTGCCGGTTGAGTGGATTTTCCGCGGCAACCCGATGTGCCTTCCTCCGCAGGCGGACACAACTCAAGCTTCGCAGGACATTCTGGCGTTCTACAATAACACCGTCTTCGACTCCTACGTCAGCCTCAACAACGACGGCCAGCGCTACCGACTCATCTGGGATACGCAATATCAGCGATTCAGGAACGACGATCAGCCGGCGACGGCTATGCTCTGGGAGAAGGACACAAACCAGTTCCTGATAGGCAAGCAGGTCTCGCCCGGAAACTACGCTGTGGTCTTCGACCAAGTGGGAGACTACGACGATGGCGGATGGAATGTTGGCGCGCTAGTGCAGACTCCGATCAATCTAACCATCCAGAGTCCATACAGAGACCTCGGCAAGCCGCACCAGCAGAAAAACTGGAATGGTCTCGAAACCGACGTGAATACACAGGGCCAGGTGCTTAACACAACCCTGTTGTTCGAAGATGGATCCATATCGGTTCCGCTGGCGACGATCAATACCGGCACTACGCGGCAGAAGGCGGAGTCCGTGGTGAATGCAGGCGATGGCCAAGAGGCGTATCGCGCGTCGATCTTGCACACGATGGCCGTGACGGTAGCGCCGACTTTGTATCAGGAGTCGATCGATGCGACTATACTGCCGCCGGCGATAGCGAGCTGGGACTCCTATGATTTGAAATTCGGGACCGACGACTCCAAGTTCGCGAAGGAAAGTTACTGGGACTACACTTCTTCGGTTCCGATCAACGTGTCTCTTTATGCTGATGACAGCTACCCGGTTCCATATTTCACATTCCAGTTGCCAGCGCTACCGAATCGCGCAGTTGTTCGCGTGCGCCACGGCAACCTCAACTCTGGGACTACTGCTTTCACTTTAAGGGCCTGGAGAGCAATTGCTCTGGCCGTGACCGAAACTGACCCGTTGCAGACGTTCATGTTCTGGAATAACCCGAAAGTTCTCTGGAAGCCAGTGGGACAACACTCATATCAAATCAAGGAGTTGGTGGTCTGATGCCATTAAAGAAATGTCAGAGGCAGGGATGCAAGGCGAGGAACAATGCCGGGGTTTGGCTGGTGGACGGTAAGGCGATGTGTGCTAATTGCTTCGAGCAGTTGTTATCGGTCAGCGCCGTGGATGAGCATCGGATAGTCCGCGTATCGGACAGAGACGACGATTTCTCTCAGTGGGGGCGAGCTGCAACCGGGGCGCGCGCGGCGAAGGCGTAAATAACGCTTGCACTGGAAGGGGTGATAGGTTTACTCTGCAAGCGTGGCGAAACCACCAGACGAGAGGAAAATCACATGAACTTACCCGACTTGAAGTTGGAGGCTATCCACTTCACCACAGCTCCCACCAAGAGCCAAATCACCAATACGCTCCGCTCAATCCACGATTTTCTTGGAAAACTCGGCGGTGCGCTCATCCTCGACGGCAGCTACTCGATTGCCGATCCGCCGATGGGCGCCCTCTTCAATGGCTCGATCCAGTTGAGGCAGGCGCTGGACGGGTTCGATAATGGCCCGAACGCGCAAGGCCTATCCGTCCCGCAGATGGCTCCGCAGGTGATGAGGCCGCGCTAGTGGATGCAGCACTCCACCGGCAGTTCCACGCGAATCCCCCGTCTCCTCATTGGTGGGCCAAGATCGCACGCGCGGCGATTGAGGTCCACCGGGAGATTGACCGCCAACTGATGCTGGCCACGGGCGACGACCTGGTGGCTTGGAAGGAAAGGAAATCTTGCCAATATTTCAAATAAGACGAGGCATACGGCTCGGAGGATTTCATGGCGAGGGCTGGCAGAAGCCGAAAACGCATGGCTGGTTTGCGAAGATTTTCTGCTTTGTCGGGAAGTGGAAGCACCCAGAATCTACGGTGTGGTTCGAGACGAGCTTTGCTTTATCGGCGTTCGGCTTTAAGCGTGTACTGTGGAGTAAGCGGTTCATGCCGGTCGTGCCCAAGCCCACCGTCGAAGATTGCAGCCCGCTGTCGGAAGATCAACTCCAATTGCTTAGAAAAGCGGTGGCCGAGGATAGGCTGTTATACGGATCTTCCTCTCGATGCGGCGAATGCGTGCCTGAAAAATCCCCACTCGCTGCATGGCGGAAGCGCGGCAAGAGGCTGACGACGCCAGACGAAATACGCGACCGCCACGAGCGCATCCTTGCTGTGATTCGAGAAAGGAAAGACCGATGATCTACCTCGCAGGAACTCTACCCGCCATCATTTGGCTGATCCTCCGCTTAACCATGCCCCCCGGCCCGTATGAGATGGACCAGGGCGGCCGGCAAGGCACGTTCTTCCCTATCCTGATCCTCTACAGCGTGGCCGCGTATGCGATTGCGATATTCAGCGCGGTGCTGGCCTACGTCGGATGGACGCATCGCGCTGGCGTCGGAGTGGTGCTGCTGCTGACGGCTGCGGTCGATGCGATTATCTTCTGCTTCTGGCTGGTGTGGTGTTTTGAGATGTACATGCAGCAAAGATACCCCGTGGGCAATCAGGCGCTGGCCGCCAAGATTGGTGTCTCCACCTACACCCTTGGCCGGTACGCGCTGACGCTGGCGCTCGGGTTCTCTGCGCTGGCGCTGTTTTTGGCTGGCGTGGTGCTGACGGCTGCGGGGTTGGCGCGATGAGAAAACTATGGTGCCTTTTGTTTGGCCATAACCTCAAGAATACCGGCGCCCCGCTATTTTTCTCTGTGAAAATGAAAGCGCTGGGCCAGCCCCCGCAGGAGCACTTTCGATGCCTCCGATGTGAGGAATGCTTCCTTGTTCCGGTGGCGAAGTCATGAGCTACTTCCGCGGCGACATCTACATCTGGGCATCCGACGAAGCTCTGCACATCTGGGCGCAGCCGAACGCCAAAGGCGAGTACAAGCACAAGATCGCCATCCCGACAGACATGGCCGATCAGCTCGCTGCGATGCGGTTTTGCGAGATGATTGAGCGCGGCGAGGTGGAGAAGGCTATTCACGACGCATCCAAGAGCGGCAATGGCGGCGGCTTGTCCGTCAAGCAAAACGGCCAGCAATTGCTGAATAGGCTGCGTTCCATGCCCACCGTCAAGACCGATGCCTACGTTTTCGAAGAGGCAATATCGCTGGAGTATTGCGATAAGATGGAAGTCAACAAGGCCGACAGGTCGATCAGGAAAAGCAAATGAGTGGATGCTTTGTATCCATGACGACGTACCAGCGCATACTCCAAATGCGGGAGCAAATGGCCGACATAGAAGAGCGCGCTGCGGCCGACGAGCGTCTGCGCCATTATCGGCGCGATGAACTATACCGGAATTTGCGGAGATGCGGATTGTCGCTTGGAACGGCAGAGCAGATTTCTGAAGCGGTGTGGGAGGTTCCTACGCCGTGGATCATGAAGAGTAGTCACCGCAACCCGTTTCAACTGGTGGGAGTCAAATGAAGCATACATTCAAAACGATTGACGCTTTCCATAATGGCGTAATGTGGGCGCCGCTTCAGGCCGGCGTGTCTTTGCCGGAATACAACGTAACCGAGGACGCGATTCCAGGTTTCACCGTCCAGTATTTCGAGCGCTACAACAGCGACCCGCCGCTTACGGGCGCGACAGAACTCTACAACGAATGCACATACGGAAATGTGCATCCCGACCTCGTTCTATCTTCAGAGAAGATGATGAAGCGCATGGTAGCAGTCATGGAGGATCGCCATCGAGTTCCTGCCATGTACGGCTGCAACTTTGGATTTTACTTCTTGAGGACAGTGTGGTCGCATCCAGAAAATACAGGCGTCGAAATCGATGACGGGTGGGTATTTATGCTCAACCGAAAACATCCGCTGAATCCGAGACTCAATGGATGCATAAAAGCCACATGGATGGATGCGCAAGCATGAGCATCGCCCTAGAAGCGCTTCGCGAAGACGGCTATCGCCTCGGCGACCTCCAGGTGCTGCGCTACGACAAGAACAACCGCGACATCTTTCCCGACGACTTCCTCGGCCAGCTATACTGGCGCTGCCGCGAATCCAAGCGGCGCTCCGGAGACGGCATCCTGACCGCGACGTTTGGCGGCAATCCATCCTCCGACTTCGGCTCGATCGTCAGCTACCTGCACAACCGCCCGGCGCTGATCCTTATGGGAGTCTGGGAGGGCGACAAGTTCCGCTATCTCGGCTTCGCGTTCCCAACAGTGTCCTGCGGCTGGAGCGGGACCGAGAAGAGCCTTATAGCCGGATACGCCTTCTTCCGAGACGCATGGGGTACGCAGGAGCAGGAAGTGCTGACGATGCTGGGCCTTGCCTACCTCTTCAACGAGTTCCAGCTAGTCGCGATCCACGGAAACCGTTTCAAGGACAACGTGCTGACCGCGAAGTTCATGGCGAAATTCGGCTTCCGCGACGTGGGCGAAGTTCCCCGATTCCAAGTGAGCGGCAAAGAACTGGTGCCGATGGTGCTGTCGACGCTGCTGCGCGAGGACTTCGAGGCCTATGTCGAGGGATGGCTTGTCTCGCAACTCCACACCGAAGTAGCTCCCGTAATCGGCACGCCAGAGCATCCGGCAGTCGAGGAATCCCGCGAGACGATCGATGCCCAGATAGCGCGGCTGGCTGCCCGGCAGATTCCGGTCGTCTTCTTCCCGCTGAATTCGACGTATGTGCCGGCGCTTCCCGACGGCATCGAGATTCAGTTTGTTTCGAGCGGGAACCCCGGCGCCGGCATCTACTTCTTTGATCCACGGCAGACGAGCGCGGAGCAGATTACCTCGGCGGCGAATGAGGGAACGCATGGCGCGCTACTCGGCCACGCGCAGAACAAGATGGACATTGCGCGGACTGAGCCCACGGTGGTGGTCCAGGCGATCGATACCGACGGCGTGGTGCTTCAGGATTCCGTGGTGTCGAAGACGGCGGAGGCGATTGCGGTGCAGATCGCTATATTCGAGCGGAAGTACCCCGACTGCAGGTGCGAGATTCGAGATCCCATGGACGTGGTGCGGGAGCGGGTAGCTGAGACTGAGCCGGTTTCCGAACCGATCGCTGTCGCCGATGACGAGTACCAGTTGGATTTGAACTGGATGTAATTTTCTCCGCAAACCCACCCCGGTCTTGACGGTTGACGCTATAATTCGCGCGTAGGAGTATGCGCGATGGGCAAAAGTACAGGCGTTAGTCCACAGGTCTCTCAATCTGAAGTTTCGAATAGCAATGCGCTGACGGCAATTGCGCAGCAGCAAAATCAAAATTCGCAAACTCTTTTTAATGAAGTAAATCCGGGCATGCAAACCGCCGAGAATTTTTATTCGTCTTTGGCAACTGGCGACCCCGGGAAGATTGAACAGGCGATTAGCCCAGCCGTGCAACAAATAGGGCAAGCGACGGCTGGCGCAAAAACGAACATCATGAACAATGCTCCGGCTGGGGGAGAAAAGAGCCTTGCATTAGAGCAAGCAGACGTGTCTCAGGGCGCGCAAGTAGGTCAAGCCGCAACAGGCTCATTTTTGGGGTCGTTCAACGCCCTCGGCGCCCTCGCGGGTCAAGGCACAGGAGAGTCTATTAGTGCGGCCGGTACCGGAATCTCCGGTCTAAGCGCTTCCAATCAAGGATGGGGGCAACTCGGCAATCAGCAACTGGAGTCGCAGCAGATTCAGGCTCAAGAGTTGGGCAGTACGCTTGGCGCTCTGGGCAGCCTCGGCGGAGGAATCGCAGAAGGAGCGGGTGCAGCCGGAAGCTTAGCCGCACTGTTCGCTATATAGGAGACGAGATTGCCATCGAATCAATACAGCCCGACCGCAGAGCAGCCGTATCAGGCGTATGTCCCTCCTGAGCCGCTTCCTGCTGCGCCGCCGATTGCCGCCACGCAGACCGAGCCGTACAAGTTTACGGGCGCTCCAATTACAGGTCTGGGCGCGGCGGCTGGCCTATTAGACAACATCTTCCGCGGTTATATGCGAGGCAAGCAGGAGGGTGAAGCCAAGAAGGTGATGCAGTTGAAGGCGAAGTCTGACAACCTTCGCAACTCTTATGACCAGGATGCCAGATTGCTGATGTCCATTGCGGCATCCGGAGCTTCTCCGGACTCCGAGGAATACAAGCAGGCCGTTTCAGCGGTCAACGGTTCATGGGGAGCGATGACGGATTGGCAGAAGTCGCATATTGATCCAGACGACGACAAGACGAAGAAAAAGCCGAAGTCGAAGAGCAGCCAGCCGCAGCAGCCGAGCGACCCGCTGACGGATTTGCGCAGCCAAGACCCGCAGGTCAAGGCGAAGGCGTTGTTCCAGTTGCAGCAGAAGATGGGGGCTCCGGTTCTGTGGCAGGTGAAGCAGTTCCAGACGCCGCAGGCGAAGGCGCAGCGCGAGGCGCAGAACATCAATGCGCAGACCGGGGTGCAGGCAGCGCAGAATCAGCAGACGGCGGTAAACCAGGAAGCTAAAGACCAGCAGCATACGGCGACAATCCAGGCCGCGCGAGCCAAAGTCGACGAGTTGAACAAGACTCCGCAGTCCCAGTGGACGCAAGCGCAATGGACTGAATACAACCAGGCGCAGCAGCAGATCGAGCCGCGCAAGCCGGGGGACGAGGTAAAGGTCTCCGCCGACGCGATTATCCGCAAACAGGAAGCCGATCCGAAGTATCAGTTCACGGATCAGGACAAGGAAGTGCTGCGCGGGGCCGGGTACAAGATCGACGCCAACCTCAAGCATCAAGTGACGAAGACCGGCGAAATCATCGAGTGGGACGAAAACGGGCAGCCGAATATCCTGCGTGGCAACCAGTCGGCATACGAGCCGCACGGCAGGAGCGGCGGCGCTGGTAGCACAGACAAGACCTACGCGAAGTGGGACTCCTACTATAAACAGCACTACCCGGATATGGATCAGACTGAGCGCGATGCGTTGGTGCGGCACAAGGTTGAGGGAGCGTCTCAGCAGCAATCCGGAGATATTGCGCACGACGCCATCGCGGAGCCGAAGAAGTTCGACAACGACGTACTCTCGGCGGCGATCGACAGGCTGCGCAACTTGCCGCAGTACAAAGACCCTACCCTCTTAAAGAAGCTCGCTAATGGCACAAAAGAGCCGAGCTTGGACGACATGCTTTCAAATATCGTAGGACAGGGAGACGACGGCTATCAGTACCATGATCGCGGATGGATGGACCAGTCCGAGCACAAACCGACGGGTGGGGAATATGCAGGCGACATCAGTGAAGATGGACTCAAGAATTTGGAGCGAGACCTCCAAACACAGATTCGAGCCGTGATGAGCGGGTCCAAGGAAACGGCACTGCCCCCGGCCGCACGGCGCGCTGCGATGGGCCGGATGCAGCCGTTATTTGGCCCAGCGGCATCACCAAGAAGCGGCACCACGGCTGCATCGCCACAGCCGGCCGCGCAACCGGCGGCGTCGCCCTCGTCTGCGACGCCGGCCGCTGCTCCAGATTCTGGAGACAAGCCGCGCAAGTACACCGTTTACCAGCATGGCAAGCCTCACGGTACTGTAGAGTTGTCGGCAGCGGAAGCAAAACAATTGGCTGACGATCCGGATTTCAAGGCGCAAGGCGGTAGTATCAAATAATGGCTGACCAAGCCACCGTTCCGGCACCCACGACGAACCCTGCTACTCCTCCCACGAGCGGCGGCGGAAGTGATGCGTTCGCTAATCTGGTCAATTCCAAGCTCAAGAAGATCGAGGGCGGGCGCAAGGACAAGTTCGCCGACTTGGTGAACTCGAAGCTGTCGAAGATTCAGACGGCAAAGCCTGCTTCTACCGCTTCAACTCCTCCTCCAGAAAAACCAGCCGAACCAATCCACTCGCCGAGTTGGTGGGAGACAACCAAGGCTGTCGCGGGATGGGCAGCGAGCGGAACTGCCGATATCCTGTTCGGATCTGGCGGTGGTGTTGCTTCTATCCCCGGCGTCGAGTCTACCTATAAGGGTACCGACCTTGATCCAGATAAAATCGTCAAGCAAGGCGTAGCGAAGGGAGATCCGACCGCAATCAAGACGGCCAAACTCCAGCAGGAGATTCACGAAACCTTCGAGGCTCCGCTTCTCAACGTAAGCGGCAGCAAGCCGTTCCAGTCCGTCTTCGATCCTAACAGCAAGAACGCGGTTTCCAGATTCGCAACCGGAGCAACGAAGTCCGTCGAAGGTATGACGAGCATCGAAAACTTGTACTCGCTTGGCTCAATCTACGCCATGCCGGAAAGCATAGCTAAGCCGATGGGACTCCGATTTCAGGCGGACCTCGCGACCAGCGGCGTGCAGGGAATCACTCAGGCGACGGAAGCGACGGCGACTGGCGACGAAGGATCGGGCGCGGAAGCCTGGGGCGGGATGTTCGGCAATCTCGCCGTAATTGTTGGAATGCACTACGGCGAGAAGGGCATCCATGCTGGCGTCGACGCGATCAAGAACCGCGACACGACGGCCACGCTCAACGAGAAAGCCCAGACCGAGTACAAGAAGAAGTTCGCGGACCTTGACGACAACCAGAAGGCTGCGGTTCTCTATGGAGCAGTTGAGGACGCCAACCCGAAGTTCCGCAAGCGCATCGACGAGGAAGTCGATCGGATGCGAGAGCGCCGTGCCAAGAAGAAGCAGGATGCTCCGGCAGTTGATGCCAACATGGTACCGGGCGCGGCGGCGATGGTTGAGGCCAATGCCGGCACGGAGCAGGAGCGGCAAGATAGGCTGGATGCAGCCAAGAAATTCGCGCGGCAGATCGTCGCGCGGCGCACGCGAGAGGAAGCCTATAAGCAGCAGACGGCGCAGCGGGAGCACGAAACTCGGCAAGCGGCGGCAGCGGCGGCGAATACGGCGGCGGAATCCAGCCGCGTCCAGGGCGAGAAGGATCGCGCCGCGGAGGAAGCTAAGTCTCTGGAGGCGCAACGCGGATTCGGCGTGACCGAAGGGCGTGTTGCGGAGTTACTGCCCAACCGCGGTGTCGGTATGACCACGGAGCGGGAGTCTGGTCAGCGGTACGACCCTGAGCATCCGGAGGCAGGCGGAGTTCCAATCGTTGATCGCCGTGCCACTGCCGGGCAGGAGATTCCGGAGAAGACCGCGCAGATGACGGCGGCCGAGTTCCGGCTCAACGAGATTTCCGAGCGCGAAACCGGCACATCGTTCTCGTCGAAGTCCGTCGCCGAGCAGCGCAACACGGCATCGCTACTCGAAAAGAATCATCCGGAGGCGTGGGAAGCGTTCAAGAAGACGCCAGCCTACGATCAGTATGTCGCCGACGTGAAGCACGCGGACATGGCCGACGCGACGATTAAGGGATTCCTGGAGCGTAATCCAGAGGGCGAACCGGAATCGCTGCACCCCGGCGCGGACATGAGCATGGGCCTTTCGCAGCTTATTCTCAATCGCATCGACGTGGATTCCGTTTTCAAGTCAGACCCGGCCACGCACCGCGATCTGAATGAGCACGCCGAGAGGACAATCGGGAAGTCGTTCGATTCGATGGACTCCAGCGGCAAGGTAGCGGCACTGGCCTCCTACCTCAAAGAGAAGCCGACCAAGGTTCTCGCGTTCATGACCGACGACCTGAAGAGTCGCATCGGGTCCGGCCAGCACATCGACCTCGCGAACATGGATGCGGAATCCAGGGCGCAACTCCAGCAGCAGACATTGATGGCTACCCGCGACGATATTCGCCGGACGATGGACGCGGGAATTGCCGAGCAGATGGTGGCCGAGGAGCGGAAAGCGCAGCAGCAGGAGTTGACCGACGCGATGTACGCCTCGCTCAACAGCCGTACCCCATCGCTCGAAGCGGTCTACGCGACGAGCAAGGACATGACGGCGCAGGCCGCGAGCCTTGGACTGGGCCAGGTCAACTCGCTCGACGACCTTTTCAAGATCGAGAAGGACGCGCTCAGTCTGCCGGCGCGAATCCGGACTCCGGCAACGAATGAGTTCCTGATGCGGATGCGCCAGGTGCGCGCGGCGGCCGAGGATCACGTTCTGCGGGAACTGGCGGAGGCGACTGCGCAGCGTGTGCGCGACAATCCGACTGCGGCGTGGGAGTACAACGCGAAGCAGGTGCTTCACTTCTCCGGGCAGGCGGCGGATCTGCGGCAGGCGGCGGACGACTTGCGCGCGCAGGGACGGAAGCAGGAAGCGGATACCGCGCAGCACGCGGCGGATGTGGCGAAGGCCAAGGCTGAAGCGATTGTTACCGGAGCGCAGATTGCCAGCACTCCACCACCGGCCCCGGCAGCACGCAAACCGCTGCGAGTCTCAGTTGGGCGCGAAACCCGGATTGTGACGCCAAGGAACCCGGAAGGCTACAAGGCTCACTATGCCGTAGGCGAACTCACAGACCTCCAGACCTCGCACATGCCGCACACCTTCGAGAAGCGGCCCGGCGTGAATCAAATTGTCCAGCCTCGCGACTACTCGACGGACACGGACGCTCAGGTTGAAGCGCATCGCCGGACGATGAACCCGGACAACGACGTGTTTCTGGCTAACGGCGTCACCTCGCAGGACGGCCCGGCGGTCGTCGACCACGACTTGCATGTTGTCTCTGCGAATGGCCGGTCAATCTCTCTGGCGATGATGCTCCGGGACAACCCGACCGGCTACGCGAAGTACGTCGAAGACTTCCACGCGCGCGCGGCATCATTCGGTATCGACCCGGCGGAAATTCTCAAGTACGAACACCCTGTCTTGCTCAAAGTGCTGGACGAGCCAGTAGACCGGAATAGCGCGCAGTGGGCGCTCATGGGCATCGACATGAACGATTCCCAGTCCAGGGGGATCGGCGAAGTCGATATGGGAGCGGCGACGGCCAACCTGCTGACGCCGGAGTTTACCGACCGCCTAAGTGGGATTATCGACTCACTCGACATCTTCGACCGCAAGGGGACGGCTACGACGGTGCGCGAGGCCATGAGCGCGCGGTCTGCGGAGATAGCGAAACTGCTAACAGATGCCGGCGTGATTTCTCCGAATCGGCGCGTCGAATTCATCGACAAAGAGACTGGAGCACTCAAGGAGAAGGCGAAAGATTTATTCGAGAACCTTCTGATGGGGCTGACTGTCACCGACTCCTCCGTCATCAAGGATGCCAAGCCGGCCATCAAAGACAAGCTGACTCGCGCCGGGATGTCGTTCGTAAAAATGAAGAGCGCCGGCGAGAACTGGAACCTCGCATCGTTCAACACGGACGCGATCCGGCTATTGAATCGGGCACAAGATGCGGAGGCCAGGTTACTAAGACTGGCCACGCCCGAAGCTCAGGCGCGCGGCGAAGGCTCAGAGTCGCTGATCGAGCGCTATCTCCATCCCACGAACTATCAGGACAAAAATGGCTTTGGTCCACAGGTCGATCTTCTTTTGGATGGCCAGGCGCACGTTGCTCCGCCACATCCGGCAGTTGAAGCGCTGGCTCGGGCGATAGAAGAGTCGCCGCGGGATTACGCGACCATGATCGCGGAGTATGCGAAATCGGCCACGGGCACCCAGTTGAGTATGTACGGCGCGGAGCACCCCGCCGTTGCATTCACCAACAAAATCGCCAGCCGGTACAGCGACGGCAATGGTGGCAAACTCAGTGTGGCCCCCGAAGAGTGGGGCACAGTCGCTGGTCTGTCCGACAAGGCGAAGGCGGAAATCGAACTCGGCCACGGCCCGCTGCCAGTTGAACCCGAGGTCCACGCAGAGACTGCCATTGCGGATGTGACGCCGGATTCATCGAGCGTGACGGAGGCGATTCCCGAAGGACCGCGCACAGTGCAGGATTTGCGCAAGGCGATCGAGAACTTTCCTGGCCTCACTCCTGAATTAGCGGAAGCGGCGTCGCAAATGATCGAGCAGTTTCTTCCGAACGCTCTTGGTATGAGCGTGGAGGAATTACTTGGCAATCGGCGGCTTAATTTCGCAATCGGCGGCAAAGATCTCGATAATCGCGGCTACATGCAGATGATTGGTGAAACTTCGGCTGTCATCGGGATTTGCGACTCTGCGGACATTTCCACCTTTGTCGAGGAGGTTGGGCACTACATCCGGCAATTTATGAAACCGGAGCACCAATCTACTGCAAATAGATTCGTTGACTTTAAGCCGGAAGCCCCGAAGAATTTCAAGGATAGGTCTGGGGCGGTGGAGTTCGTTGAGTCGGCTAACAGGAAAATTGCGGAGACGGCGGAAAATAAAAAGAGTGTCGAAGCTGGGCAATGGGAGGTTGTCTCTTCGGGAGATGGCTTCGCTGCCCGTAAAGGGTGGTCTGAAGGCCAAGAAGAGATGTTTACAGGCGCGCTAAAGAGATATCACTTCGACGGAGGCATCCGGCGCGGCAATATGGAGAAGGTATTTTCGACGATATCGAAGGCTATGCAGTCGATATATTCCTTCGTGACGGCGCGGAAATGGGCGCAAGGTTCGAAAGAACTCAATGCCATGTTCGATAACTGGTACGACTGGGATAGGGCAGAGCGCAAGCCACTTACAACGCGACTCGACCCGGATGTACTGGCGGATGCAGCTAAGGGCGAGTGGCCGAAGAATCTCAAGTCTGTCGATTTCAGCGAACGGCAGGTGAGCGCCAAGGGAAGTAAGTTCACTTTCCTCGACGAAGAGGAGGCTCGCAACTTCATAAAGGATAAGAGGAACGCGGTCAAGGCCTACCGGATATACAAGGAACCTGGCAAGGACATGATCTACGTCATCGCCGATTCTAATACTAAGACACTCCATCAGCCCGGACTTAGTGAAACGTTCGATCTTGCCCGCAAGGCAAAAGACCTAGAAGCGCAACTCAAGAAGGAAAATGATCCCAGGCGGCAGGCGTGGCTGCGTGGACAGTTGAACGATGTCGAGAATAAGTTGCGAGGGTCTACATTCGTGGCTGGAGGAACGCCGGAGCCGAAAGACACCAGCGTCATCCAGTTGGTGCATGGTCTGAGCGAAAAGCCGACGATGAATGAGCCGACGACCCCGGCGCAGGCTGTGACCGTGCAGCAGGCCCAAGGCGACCCAACCGCAATTTCACTGGGAGGTGACCGTGGCAAACCGCGAGGAGTACCTGATGGACCTGCTGGGGTTCGAGAAGAGAAGCCAGTTGATCGAGTTCCTGAACAAGCCAAGCCAGCCGACGGGGAACCTGCACCCGCAAAGGGTCGAAGAGGCGACGGCGACATCGCCAAGCCAGCAAAGTCCCCCCTCAACGAAGTAAAGGCTGCGAAGCTCAAGGCACCCGACCGGCAGCGCGGGACGCCAGTGGCCGATCCCGATGTGTGGCGTGGGCATGTCGAGGCGCTAGGACTGCCGACCGGGACTCCGCCGCCGACCGTGCGCATTGATCCCGACATCCGAGACCTGATGATCTACCCCGGCCAGGCGGAAGCAATCGAAGGCGCGTTGTCTGCGCTTCAGCAGCATGACGCGACAATCCTTGCAGCTCCGACCGGAGCCGGCAAGTCCTGGATGCTGTCTGCTATTGCCAATCACCTACTCGGCACCGGCGGCGACACGGTTGGCTTACTGGTAACTCGTAGCCAAAACCTAATCCATGAGGCCGACGGCTTCGTCGATACAGCCCGGAAGTTTGGCGTCGACGTGGACGAGTTGCCAACAAAGATGGCCGACCTCCAGACCGGCATGTACGCGGCGACTTACGCCGGAATCCGAGGCAATCGCGACCTGCTCACTGTTCCGTGGGACTTTGTGCTCTTTGACGAGTCAGCCGAGGCTCGGAACTGGACGGACTCCGAACAGGGCAAGGCCGTAACCCTATTGGGACATGCGGCGAAGAAAGTAGTCTATTCGAGCGCCACGCCCTATTCGACGGTCATGGAACTCGGGTACATGCACAAGCTCGGCCTCTGGCCAAAGGGAGGGTTCACCGAATGGGCAAGGCAGTTTGGTTTGACGGAAGTTGGGCCAAATACCTACAGCGGTGGCACGAGCGCCAAAAAGCTCGAGAAGTTGCGGCAGCAGATCATCGAGCGAGGGCAGTGGCAAACGCTACACAAGGACATGGATGGCGTCGAGGCGCACGTCGCTCTGGTTCCGCAGACTCCTGAAGTCAGGGCTGGCGTGCGCAGTATCCGCCAGGCGTTCGCTATGGCCATGGAAGGCTTCAAGAGCGCCGGCATGAGCCGCTATCTGACGCCGACGGCTGGCCACGAAGCGATTTACCTCAAGCGGTACATCGAAAGCCAGCGGCTGCCGAACGCGATCGAGTTGGGCAAGAAGGCGATTGCCGACGGATGGAAGCCAATCTTCTTTTCGGAGTACCGTTCCGGCGCCGAGATGGGCATGGACTTCTTCCACAACCTACCGGGCGACATGGGCGCGCAAATCAACAAGCTCCTGCCGCCGCTGCCGGATGTGGTGGCGAAGATGCGCGAGGCCTTCGGCGATAAGGTTGGAATCTTTGCCGGCGAGGCGAACGACCTGCGCGCGGACGAACTCTCGCAGTTCATGACCGGCGACAAGGACGCTCTCTATATGACGTATGCTGCCGGAGGCGTTGGCGCGAACCCCCAGGATAAGGTGGGCGACAAGCCGCGCATGGGCATCTTCCTTGGTTTGCCCTGGTCTGGAATCATGTTCGAGCAGAGCACTGGACGCCCATGGCGCTACGGCACAATGTCGAATGTGGCAAACGTGTTTATCACATCTGACACTCTGCCCGAGATGAAGGTGCTGGCGACGAAGATACTGCCGAGGATGCGTGCGCTGAAAGCGGCCGTCTACGGCGAGAAGATGGAATCGAAGCTCTCGAAGAACCTGCGCGAGTCGGTCGGTATTCCAGAGGAGATGCTGCAGTACGAACAGGGCGAGGAAGTTCAGACGCAGGCTGCCGAGTGGGAAAAGGATGGCGAGGGAGCCAACTACACCCATCTGAAAGACTTCGAGATGCCGAAGGCGAAGGATGCCAAGAACAAGGGCATGAAGTACAAGGGGCAAGGGAAGCGGCTCTACCAGGGGCCGAAGGAAGAAGACCCATGGGCGCGCGCGGCTAACGATGCTTGGGCCGATGTTCTGAAGCGGAGCAGCGGTCTACCGGCTCCGACGGCGCGCGCTATCACCGCCAACGAGGCCATTATTAAGTCGGAAGCGGCGCAGGCTGGGCGTAAGGCCATGGGTAGCGGAGAATCCGTGCCAGATGCGACGAAGCGGAAATCGCTGGACATGATGAACGATATGCTGCTCTCCGACGCTAAACTCGTGAGGATGCACGGGGCGCAGGGCGGCGTACGCAATATTGGCCGCTTTGTGCAGGAGAATGGCTGGCTGCTTGCGACCTCCGGCGACAAGGTGGTAGAGAAGGCTTTCAAGCGCGCCGGGATGCCGGAGTTGGGCGAGGAAGTCAAGCGGCGCATGATCGACTGGGATTTGCGCAAGGGGCTGTATCAGGGACGGCTGCAGGGCATGTTGCGCGAGATCATCAAGGGCAACAAAATCACGCCGAAGGAATTGGGGTTGGTATCGAAGATCGTCGAAAACAAAGGCTCATCTGATGAACCGCGCATCAACAAGGCCGTCGCCGAATTCCGCAAGTTCACCGCGCACGTCCGCAAACTAATGGCTGACGCCGGATCCGTCGTCGTCGTCTACGAAGACGGCAAGCGCAAAGAGGTTCCGTACAAGGCCATCGAAGAGGATCCCAATTACTGGCCGCGCATGTATGACTGGGACCAGCCCTTCGTTATCAAAGAAAAGGACACCGGGAATCGCGTAGTTAAGACGTTGGCCGAGATCATGAATATGCCGACTGGCGACGAGCGTCGCGAGCGGCTTATCAACGTATTTGCCGAGAGCAAGGGGATTCCCAAGCTTCAGGCGCAGGCATTCTTTGAGCGCAACGACCGCGGCATCCGCTTAGCTGGCAACGTGGAGCGCGCACGCCAGTTCGACATTCCGATGTATGGCCGTGATCGGCAGGCGCTGGAGCGGTACATCGACCAAGTATCGACGACACTGGCGACCACGGAGGTACACGGCCAGTTCCGGCAGAAGTTGGATCCGCTCATCGCAAAACTGCCAGATTACGAGAGCAAACTGGTGAACCACATCATCACGTCCGATCTTGACCCGGCACATCTGCCGAAATCCGATCGGCAGGCCATGTCCGCATTCAACACCGCCGTCATTACGGGAAAGATGTTCTACAGCCCGCTCAAGGTGGGGCTCCATCTTTGGAAGGCCGGCCTGTCCACCAACACACGCAGCCTCGTCTGGGCGATGTTTGAGGGCGTGACTCACCCGCAAGAGATGATGACGCGGGCGAGAGATGCGAATGCGCTCATGGAGTACAGCAAGGCGGCGTGGCTGCACGATTACGGCGCAAAGTCAGGAGGCATCGCCCAGCTATTCCTCGATTACACCGGGTTCACTTCGCTAATCAATTTTAGCCGCGTGATTTCTGCCGGCGCGGGGCGGCTGTGGTTCGAGAAGTATGCCTATCCCGAGCTAAAGAAAGACCCGGAAAACAAGGACTTGCGCCGTAAGTTATCCGACCTCTATGGAATGTCGGATGAGCAACTGGACAACATCGTCAAGAATGGCTACGGGCCGGATGACGTGCGCAGGATGGAGTTGGGAGCAGCTAACTGGACCACTGGCAGCAACCGGCCGTCAGAGATGCCACCTGCATTCCGTCCCGGCAAGAATGCGAGTCCGGTCGAGCATCGCCTGGCGACCATCCTTCGCATGACGCAATCGCTTCACGGCTTCATGTTCAAGACGGCGAATCTGGTGAACCGGGCAGTCTTCGAGCAACTTTACAAGTCTGATTGGAAGAGCCCCGCGCCCTACCACTTGATCGGCCGCTTTGCTTTCAATGCTGGGTTGGCTGGATTTGCGCTTGAGCAGATTCAAGCTCTGCGTCACCGGATGTCGGGATCGTCGGAGGCGGACATTGAGAAGCGCCGGCACGAGTGGCTGGAGCAGCACCCGGCTTCGGCGGAGTCCCTGTGGTGGTCGATGGCAAACATCTCGATGGCGGTCGGCATCCAGCCGATGACGGAACTCTTTAATGAGATGGCTACGCGTGATCCGAAAGACAAGCAGAAACTCAATCAGCAGCACCGAGTTACACGGTCTGCGATGGGCATGATTCTCGGTATTCCCGGCGAGGACGTGACGGCAATTCTCACTGCGGTCGAGGATTACCATGCGACGTTCGAGGACACCGGCCACCACAAGCAGGACGCGGAGACCCGCCGCGCGAACATCCGCGACCGGCTGCTCAATGAATTGGTTACCGCTACGGCGTCGATTTCAGTCCTGAAGCCGAAAAAGGTCGAACCCGCCTACGGTGGTCGCCACAAGCGCGTTTCCAGCCGCATGTAAAAACGCTTGCAGAAAACCTCCGCGTGTAGCAGAATCGTCGTAGGTCTTTCCGGGGTTCCTGCACGCGAACGGAACCCCGATTTTTTGCCATCGTCGTATAGTGGCCCATTACACTCGGCCCTTACCCGAGTTGACCTCAGTTCGAATCTGAGCGATGGCACCAGTTCAAAATTGACCATCTAGCCCCCGCAAAACATGAGACGGTTGCCTTGAGGTACGTCCCATGATCTTGATTATTCTCCTGCTCTTGATCTTCGTGATTCCATTCGGCGGCAACTATTGGAACAACGGAGCGTACCGCAGCGCCGGCTTCGGTTTCGGCGGAATCCTGCTGGTCATCCTGGTACTGTTGCTGCTCACGCACTCGACATATATCCGACTTTAATAATTCATTTGCCTGCAACCGTCTGGCGAGATTACGATGATAGGCGAGCGTTAATCGCCCCCAACCCAGCAAAGAAAAAGAGGAAATCTCCATGCCTGACGAAACCGTTGCAAGCACCCCCGCCGAGCCCGCCACCCCAGTAACCCCGGTCGCTCCCGTTTCTCCTATTGCGCCTGTTCCGGTTGAAGCCGTGACCGCAGAACCCGGATTTTTCCCGGCCCCTGGCATCTTCAATGCCCCCGTCGCCGTGACTATGAGCGCGGCCGGCCCCGAAGTGGCCATCAACTACACGACCGACGGCACGGAACCCACCACGAGTTCGCCCGGCTACACCGGCCCGTTTGTTCTCGGTACGACCACGACCGTGAAGGCAATTGCGACGGCTCCGGATCACCTGCCCAGCCCTGTCGTCTCGGCACAGTACGCGGTGAGCGTGATCCAGTCGGCACCCGCGCCAGCGGCAAACACCACGACCGCAGAGAAGATCGGCAACGAAGTGGCAGCGGGCGTACAGCGCGCGGAAGTGATGGCCAGCGGCGCTCTGGATGCTACGGGCGCGTTTGCGCAGACGGTTGAGACGGAAGTGGTCAACGCGAAGGCAGCGCTGGCGCATCTGGAGACCAGTTCTAACGCTGGTGCGGCCGGGACGATAGTCCAGATCGCGATCAGCCGCTTCGCTGGCGTGATCGCAACGCTGGAGGCTGCACTCGGCATTCATCGGGCGACGACTGCACCTCCGCCGCCTCCGCCGGCCACGACCGAAACGAAATAAGTTTTCCATGGGGAGTTTGGACACGGCTCGGGACTTCGGTTCCGGGCCGCTTTTTTGTTGACGCGGGATGCTGCAAGCGTGATACTGGAAAAATGAAGAAGCGCGCGGGACTTGAACAAGGGCTACCGTTCATGCTTGGGACGGATGAGATTCCACCGCCGTTGCGCCGTCCGTGGCAAATGTGGAGTACCAGCAGCGACCCTTATCAGAATGGTTTGATTCAATTCGAGTTCACGGAAGAAGGTCTCGCGGTTGGATGGTTTCCAGATGCGAAGCAACTCATTCCGTGGCACGAATTGGCATGGGGGGCCGGGACTAAATCTCCCGATCTAAACGGCGAAGTGGAATGGGTCAGAGAGCAAGCCCAGGCGGAAGGCTATCGACTCGCCAAGAAGCAGTTTATCGAAGACATGCGCGGCAAGGTCACAAAGATAGGCTTGATGTTGATCGAAACCGACAATCCATTCCTCGCGAAGTACGCGGAAAAACTCAAGGAACTAATTGTAGAGACCGAAGCCTCCCTGGTTTGAAAGGAATCCATGACCACCCCAACAGCAGCATCGATCGCCGCCGAAGTCCAGTCCGAAGTAGAGCAAGCCCTCGCGGCCCAACAGCAGCCGTCGGCAAGCGGCGACACCCTGGCAACCCAGGTCGAAGCGGAGACGGCAAGCATCCAAGCGGCGCTGGCCCTGCTCAAGACGAGTTCCAACGTCTTCGCGCCGGAGACGATTGACGCGCGGGTTGCGTCAGCGCTGGAGTTGCATGTTGGGAATCTTGCGGCGGCGACTGCGGCTTATCGGGAGGGGTAGCGTGCGAAGGAGGCAGGGGACAATGATTCATCGTTATCGGCGGGGGCATAGTTCTCCTCCTTGGTGGATTTGGGCGTTTCCAGTATCCGGCCTCTTGATGTGGGTTTGGGCCATCGTGATTGTTGTGACTGGGGAATCACCTTTTTGACTTCCGCGAAAGCGGAATGCGCGGGTGTGCATTGGCCAGTACACCACCCAACGGAACATGCCTGATTAGTTTGGCGACCCTGTCGCAGAACACCGCGCTATTGTAGAATGCCCCGGTAGAACCCGGCCCGCGCATAATTTGAGAGGAGGCGAATGAGACACGCGAGCGAGCGGATGGCGAATGCGGTACCGGGTGAAGCTCCTACGGATGAACTGTGGTGGTGGGGTTCGCAGTTGACCGGGGCAAAGCCAGTTGTGTACCGGGGGCGGAACCAGGAGAATCGCACTGGATACGGTCGCTGGAGATGCGAGTACCGTTCTCACGTGAAGTCGTTCGACACATGGCATGAAGCGATTGGGGAAGCGTTAAAGAGAGAGGAAGCGAATGGCTCGCACCAAGAATCGCTGGACCTATGCGGCTTATCGATCTGGAGGGAAGTAGATGCGTCTCTGGCTAGACGACATTCGTGAACCGTGGAAACACGGGTTTATCGCTTGCGAGTGGGCGAAGACCGCCGACGAAGCTATTCGACGATTGGCCACAGGCGAGGTCACGTTCGCTTCACTCGACCACGACTTGACAATGGATGACACGCTTGGTACTCCAAAGGGAGAAAAGACCGGGTACGACGTAGTTTGCTGGATGGAAGAGAACAACGTGTGGCCAGCGGAAGGCGTTGTAGTCCACTCAATGAATCCAGTTGGTCGGGCAAGGATGCATTCGGTAATTGACCGCCATTATAAGGGAGCAAAGTAGATGAAATCCCACTTGCTGATAGCGGCGGTAGTCATAGGGCATTTCGGCCCCATCGGCGAGTGGTTCCCGAAGTCAACCGTTATCCTGGAGATTAGGTCCTGCGAGGGAGGACTTGAGAGCATCTATTCCGACAAAGACCTTACGATGGCCATGGCCAACCCATTTTTCGTAGGCCAGAACGGCGACTACTTCTATTTCTCTTCTGATGCGCGAGACAACATTCGCGTGACCGTGGACGGAAAATACCGCGGCACAATCGAAAACTGCCCGTACGAAAAGATGGAGCGTCATGGCAAGAACTAAGACGAGATGGACCTACAAGCGCGGAGTCAAGACCCGGAAGAAGAAGGTCCGCCGGCTGCCGCCTCGCCGGTAGCCTTGCTCCGATTCTTGCTTCCCAGCGGCCGCCCGAGTTTCTTCGGAGCCTTAGCCGCCTGATCCGCACGATACTTGTCCCACCGTTCGCGCGCCCTCCGCTTGAACATCGCCGTTTGTTTCGCGCGCCACTCTGGATCTCGCCACAATTTTCTGAGATGCGCTCCTTTCGGTCCTCGGTGGCGCTGCTTTGGTCCCGGCGTCATGCGCCCGGCGGCAATATCTCGCATCTCCTCGAATAGTTCGCGTATCTTCTTGCTGGCGTCGCTCATCTTCGCTCTGGGAGAGGTCTCGATGGTCTTGATGCAGTCCGCAATCGTCTCGGCATCCTTGTACGCTTTCCAAAACTCGGCTGATAGCATTGTGCGCCGCGGCTCCGGCATGACGACGATCTGCTTGATGAGTTCTTCGAGTTCCTGACTATAGGATTTCTTGATGACAGACTTCGGAAACTCGCACCGCATATTCACCATCAGCACCATCAGCGCCTGGCGATCGGTGCGCGTGGGCGACCGCAGCCGGTTCTGCGCGTGGACAAACGCTCGGTAGCCGGCCAAGCTCAGGAGCTCGCCGAACACCTCGTCTGAATAGATTGGGATTTCGTAGTAGAGGCACAGGTCGCGAATCTCGTCGATTTTCATGCCGAGGAATTCGGCCAGTTCGGGTAATGGCAGCAGAGGCCGCTTGCGGAGCGGCGCAAGCATCGTTCGCAGCCAGTTGAGTGCATCCGGGGATGGTCGGGCCACGACAGTCTCATGCAGTGCCTGGGACGGGCGCATGACGCGCAGGTAGCCGTTTTGGATCAGGGTCTCGATGCGTTGCCAGCGAACGTTGCCGAGTTCTACGGCCAGTTGCTTGACCGTGATCTGGTCACTCGCCGGGACCGGACTCTTTCGCACCAGCAGCCCCGGCAGCTCGTTCTCGGGCGTATTTGTGTCGAAGCTTCGCAATGTCTGAGAAATAGGTAGGCGATTGATTTCGTTTGGTTGCATTGCCACCGATCCGCCCGATTTCTGGAAAAAATTCCTCATCATCAATCGGAATCAACATCTTCTCCCGCTGTTTCTTGGCTGGCTTCGGTGATTCGGTCTTCTCGCTAGTAGCCATGGGCGGATTTTACCGCTTTGATGAAGATTCTGCAAGCGTTAAATAACGCTTGCAGAAGGTGGGCAACAGTGATAACGTTTGGAGTGTCGGAACTAGACATTGAAAGGAAAGCTAAATGGCCGCAGAACTTGCCGTAGTCCAGACCTCCCCGCAACTCACCAGACCTGAAACCTTTGCGCCGCGAACCATTGCGGAGGCGATGGAGTTCGCCAAGATGTTGATCGAGTCCGGCTTCCTCCCGAAAGCGTATGTCGGGAAACCGCCGTCGGCAATAGTCGTCGCGCTTCAGCTAGGGCTTGAGCTGAATCTTCAGCCAATGCAGGCTCTCCAGTCAATTGCCCTTATCAATAACACCCCCGCTGTTTTTGGAGACACAGCCCTCGCGCTTATTAAGGCGCACCCCGCCTTCGAGTATGTTCGCGAAACCATAGACGAAGCCAGCATGACGGCGACGTGCGAAGTCAAACGGCGCGGCGAACCTACCGTGATACGCACCTTCTCTCAGAAGGATGCGGCGACTGCCGGGCTGTGGGGAAAGGCTGGACCCTGGACAAATTATCCGAAGCGAATGCTTCAGATGCGCGCGCGCGGCTTCGCTATTCGCGACCAATTCCCTGATGCGCTCAAGGGTATCGTGACCGCAGAGGAAGCGCAGGACTATCCCGGCCAGACCGTCGAGGGTGACCGGCCTACCGAGTCCGCTCCCGCGCAGACCACCGCGAAGTCAGCAGAAGAACCCACCATCGGCCAACCCGGCGGCAGCGAATTCTTCAAGCTCTACAAGCTCTCCGGATGGACCAGCGATGACGCGAAAGCATGGCTCCGCGACAATCTCAAGATCGGCCAGCCTCACAACGACAAGAACTCGAAGGACATCCTCGTTGGCGACAAGGATAAGGCCTTCACCTGGGCGAAGACACATGCCCCGGTTCGTGTTGCGGCACACGAGAAGTTCGCGGCACTCGGCTTCAGCGATGATGAGCGGCGGAAGTTCGTCGAGGACCGCAAGATCAACTGGGTTGAGATCGACAGAGAGCTTGGCGCGGAGATCGACAAGCGTAACTCCCAAGAGCAGTAATTGAGTTTCCCCTTCGGGGGAAAATGTGCGGCGGCGACCGGAGCGCACTCCGGTGTTGAAGCGCTAGTGACGCCTATATGCAGCGTGAACCGTTGCTCAGTGTCCATGGCATCTGAGGTTCCGGTGAAGAAATGGTAGGAAGGCTGGCCTAAGTTTCACGCATGTGAGTCAGCCCGCCGCACAGTAAATTTCAAGGAGAGACGAGAATGGCGACACCGAAAGATTTCCCCATCGTTGACGACTACGGCTTGAGTGGAACGTATGTCTATACGACGTGGCTGCGCATTGAGGTTTACAGTAAACTGCTTTTCCGGTTATGCCACGGCTACAACGTGACAGGAGATAACAACGTCGATCTCTACCGCGTGAACTCGCATGGCAAGATGGAGCGCTTCGCGTACTTCAATTCTGTCAGTTCCGTCGAGGAGGTTGATGGTCCTCCCGAACCTGATCCGGTGCCTTCCCCGGCAGCAGTCGAAGCTCCGGAAACCGCAACGAAAAACGACGACTACCCCTTTTAGGAGCAATCAATGAAGAACGCCGCAGCAATCCTCGCGCTGGCCCTGGCAATCCCAGCGTTCGCGCAGACCCCTAAGCCCGCAGCCCCGGTGCCAGCAGCCAAGGCGGCGCCGACCGTCCCAGTCGAGATCAAGGAGCGATTTCACAAGGCGCGCGCCGACGCCGCAGAGTCTCAGTTGCGATTCCAGGCAGCGCAGCAGGACGCGCAGGCGAAGTCTCTGGCGTACCAGAAGGAGATCGCGGCCGCGCAGGGCGCTTGCGGCGCGGACTACGCGGTGAATCTGGATAAGTCTGGCGAGTTGGTGTGCCAGGAGAAGCCGAAGGCTGCGGAGCCGGGGAAGAAGTAAGGAATGAGATTCCCCGCTAACTGCCTCATTGTTTCCTTGGCGATGGCCGCTTTTCCCGGCAATAGGCTGCGGACGAAGCGGAATCGCATGGGGCGGTTGCACTTATACTGGTCGGACGCGCGAGGTCGGTCGTGGGAGTTCTATAAGCGCGGCGCGTCGAGTCGGACGTATCTTCATAACGCGCTATATGTTGGCGAAATCAAACGGGTCGAGTGAAGAAAGGAAAGCGGCATGACAGTCACAGACGAAGAACTTAATGAACTGGAAAAACTCGCGGGAGGGGCCGCCAGTGGAGAATGGTGCCGGGATTGGACCTACAGCGCAATTCGGCATGTGCAGCGCAACTGCGACATTGAATGCGGAAGGCATTCAAGCGGGGAAGACGACGAATGCCAGTCCTTCGACCGTTACGACGGGCCATACATCGCTTACGCCAACCCTGACCGCATCAGGCGATTGATCGCTGACTTACGTGAGGCTAAGGCGCCGGCGAAGAAGTAGGGGAAGGAAAGGAAAGCGATGCCTGACGAAAAAGAGTTGCGAGTCCTACTGTACCGTGCGGTGCGGGAACTAAACTACATCGAAGAGATGGCGGTCGAGCTAGTAGAAGCGAGACATAGGCCGCTCATCGCTTCCGCCGAAGGCCACGAAATCGTGGAAGATGGCATGAAGGCTCTCGACGTGAAAGACCTTGGACTTGAAACGCATGAGTATGCGAGGTCGATTTGATTCAGATACCCGGTGGCACATACAGCGACGATCCTCATGAATACCGTGACGAGCAGGGCAAGTGGATACCCGGCCTGACGAACACATTCAAACTCTGCAGCATGAGCGATTTCAGCGGTGCCGATCCAGACGATATGGCGAATGCGGCGAGGCGCGGAACTGCCTTGCATGAACTGGTCGAAGTCTGGAACCGCGAGGGAGACTGCGATCCGTCTTGGATCACGCCAGAACTAGACGGATATTTTACTGGCTACCGGAAGTTTTTGATCGACACTGGCTTTGTCTGCGATCCGGAGTGGACGGAGAGGCCTCTGATTGCGACCATCAGGGGCATGCGTCTAGGAATGAAGCCGGACGTGTTTGGCAAACTGCGGCGAGACAAGGCTATCGTTGAAATCAAGGCGGCCAGCAGCGTCCAGGCAACGTGGAGCGTGCAGACGGGGATGCAGGAACTTGGCATCCACGCTTCAAATAATGTAGGCCGGGTGCGGAGATTTGCACTGCAACTCTTCAGGGATGGCCGGTATAAGTTGCACGAGCACGTCAATCATCAGCAGGATGAAGCGATTGGAATTGCGGCGCTGCGGCTTGTTTGGTGGCGGCTTGAGCAGGGCCAGAAATTGTGGCTCGCCGCTAAACTTTAACGGTTGCACAACGTGCCCTCGCGTAGTAATCTGCGAGTGCAAGGAAAGGAAAGCATGGCGAACATTTACGATTCCCTCCAACCAGTCAAAAGCAGTATGTTCTCACGCGCCGGTTACTCGGACGCAACGTGGGAATTGCTCTTCGAGTTCAAGTCTAGCGGCGAGATTCGCTCTTACGCTCAAGTGTCGCCCGAAGTGGCCGATGAAGCCTTGTCTGCGGAGTCATTAGGTAAATGGTTCAACGCTAACATCAAAGGCAACTCCTCGTGGGAGTTCGAAGTCCTCGGTGCCGATCCCAACGCGCCACCTCTAGTCAATGTCGAGAAGAAGGCCGACAAGCCGAAGGCCGCGAAGAAGCCTCCGGTGGCCGACATGGGCATATCGGTGGCCGATATTCAGAACGTCGATCCGAGCTATCAGCCTGACGAGCGCGGTATCAATGGCCTCGACGCCTGTATCGGAGATGAAGATCATCCGTTGACGACGTGGCCGACCTATGGTGGGATTGATCGCAGCCAGACCACGATACCGCTTAACAAGGTTGAAGTGCTTGGCTCCGGCAAGATCGAGTGGGATGACAAGCACAACATCGCTGGCATCTCGCCATTCACCGAAGAGGACGTGTTTACTGGCGACGTGAAGGTTTCCGCTCCAACGATGCGTGATCTACAGAATGCCCACGCGAAGGTCGAGAAACAGCCGGATGTGCTCCTCTTCACGACTCCTCCAACCGATCCTGAATCCTTCGATATGAAGGAACTCGCCGTCCAGTCTACCGCCGAGATCATGCCGAAGTGGACCGCGCCCGAGTCCGCAGCCGAAGCTCTGGAACTGCTCTCCGAGCGCGAAACCGAAATCAATGCGCTGATCGAGTCCTGCAAGCAGGCCGGGAAGGCCGCGCTCGCGGTGAAGGTTACAGATGCGGATAGCCGGTTGAAGGCGAGCGATACGCTTACGGGTCTGGTGGAGCAGAAGGACCGCGCCAAAGAGTTATTGGAGCCATTCCGCGTCCAACTTTACGAGGCTTACACCTACGCGCAGCAGAAGGGCAAGGCCGCCGTCGATCCCATTGAATCCGCTGTTACGCACGTCAAGAAGCAGATGGTCGCGTGGGATCAGGAGCAGGAGCGGCAGCGGCAAGCGGCTATCCGCAAGGCGCGGGACGAGGCGGCAGCGGAAGAGAAGCGCCGGCAGGAGGCCGAATCGCAAAGATTGACCTTGCTTGAGTTGGAGGACAAGTTGGATCAGGGCGACGAAGCAGGAGCGCAGGCCCTATTCGAGCAGCCCATTCAAGCTCCGCGCCAGTATGTCCAGCCGGTCTACACGCCGTCCGCAGCGCCCACTATTGAGGGCCAGAGCAGCAGTACGCGCTGGAAGGTAGACGAGACCCCGCTGGAGTCAGAGGAGGGCTACCTGGATTCCGTAATGGCGCTGCTCCGAGCGGTCAAGGACGACAAAATCGAGATGCGGATGGCGGCAAGCTACCTCAAGTGGGATCTCGTCAGCCTCAACAAACTGGCTGGGGCGCTGCGCGGCGCATTCTCTGTGCCGGGGCTCACGGCTGCTCCGGTTGGCAATATCTCGGTACGCCGCAGCAAACGCTAAATCTACAAGGGGAAGTCTATGCCAACAGGCAGGGTAATCAGTTTCAAAAACGCAGACGGCTTTGGCTTCATTGAGCGCAGTGATGGCGGCAAAGACCTCTTTGTTCATTGGAAGAATATCCAGTCCGACGAAGCATTCAAAACGCTGGAGGTCGGTCAGGAAGTTGAATTCGTCATCGGCCTCGGCCCAAAGTCGTTGCCAGAGGCTCAGGAAGTGCGTGTCATCAACAGCGAAGCGAGGAGAGCGTAATGGCGCAAAAAGTGTTGAACCTGAAAACATCGTCCAATGTGAAATCCGCAGTTTGGGACGATGAGACCATGGGCTTGGCCGTAATCTTCCACTCCGGGCACGGTGGGGTTTACGCGCAAGTCCCCGAGGAAGTCGCTTTGGGCATGGAGCAGGCGGACAGCCCCGGCAACTACCTGCACACCTACGTCAAGCCGCAGTACACGTACTCGAAGACTAGCTAGGAAAGGAAAACGCCATGTTCGAATCACCTACGTCTGATAGCGAGAAGTTTGTCCGCGCGCACTGCTTGTTTGTGTGCGTCTACGGAAATGCAGGACTCCCCTCCGTTTACTGCCACCAATCCACCCGCAATAGCGATATTGCCGTAAGCGGATCGGGAGAGACGATAGACATAGCGTGGGATGACGTTGCAAACAAGACGCGCCAGCGCCTCGCGTACCTCGCAACCGTCGCCGAGTCTATCTCGGAGGTTGATAACTCTAGCCTGCCCAACAAGAACTTCATCGCGGCTATCCTGCGCGATCTGTATGAAGAATCAGGCCGGGGAATCAGACTCTAGTGGGCGACCTCGAAAGCTACACGCTCCCCAGTAATCGTATTCGAAGATCGGATAAGGAAGGAAAGCATGGACATCGTTTATCGCAAGGCTGAGCTATCAGCGGGCGAGGCCTTCAGTATTGAGAAGTTCTGGCACCCGACCATCGATTCATGGAATCCGCTGTACAAGGACATCCTTGAGCCGTTCGATTTTCACAAGTACACCTGCCCGCGTCTGCCTATTTCGATGGGCGCGCAGTCGTCGGATGCGATGCGGCAGTGTCCCTCGGTTCTGCGTGTGCCGATCAAGTACGCCAACACCGATATTCGTCTCCCGGCGGAGATGGCTCCGATAAAGCCTTTGCTCGTGAAGCTATTGCAGTATGACAAATTCATCAACCCTTTCTTCGAAGAATTGTTTGCACATGTAACGATCGATAACTCGACCGTTGAACCTGGAACAACCCACAGATTTGGCGGCTTTCACGGCGACGGTCTGCAGGGCGGCAAGTTTAAGAAAAAACTGGTTGTCGAACACTCCTACGTCTTTGTCAGCAATCACCCGACGCTATTTTCCCTCCAGCCGTTTTTTGTGGCGCATCTAAATGAAGACCGACACAACATCTTCAAGGAGTTTGACCGACAGGTTCAGTCGCAGAGCATCTACACCGGCATGGACCAGCACCTTTACCTCATTGATCCATACGTGGTTCACGCCAGCCCTTTGATTCAGAAGAGGACCGAGCGCACCTTCTTTCGCTTGACGATCACGCCGACCGAGCTTCTGATGCCCAACAATACAGTCAACCCAATGTTCAATGGGCAGAAGTATCCCGCAAGGATTGATGTGCGAGAATTTGTTTCGGAGCCGGACGTGAAGATTCCTTACGATTTATACGGACTCAGGGGTAATCGGTGACCGGTCCAGACACCACGCAAGTCCCAGACCACATCTACGACGAGATGGCCGGCGGAGCGAATAAGGCCCTGCCGGTTGAGACCGGACTGCCGGCGAATATCTCTGCCGAAAAGATGATCCTCGGGGCTATTTTGCTCGAGAACCAAGCCTTTAACGAAGCTGCGGAGCGTTTAGTCCCAGAAGACTTCTCTCTCGAGAGCCACCAGCGCATCTACCAGCGAATGACCGAACTCGTGGACGCTAGCCATGCGATCGAACTCACGACGCTGGCGGAGGAGCTTGCTCGCCACAAGGAGATTGAGTCTGTTGGCGGTGTCGCATACCTCTCTGACTTGACAGAAGGCCTGCCGCGGCGTCCCGTGATCGACGAGTACATCCGCATCGTCAAGGACAAGAGCCAACTCCGCCAACTCATACTCATTTGCCAAGACACGCTGGCGCGCGCCGCAGACCAGAGCGAGACGGCGTTGGATGTGCTGGAAATTGCTGAATCGCAACTGCTGCAGATCGCGCAGGAGGCGAACACTGGGCGGCTGCGGACGATTGCGGACTCCGTGGAAGACGCGGGCGGCCCAGACGCCTATCTCAAGGCGTACACCGAGCCATCGACGAAGGTTGGGCTTCAGACGGGCTTTGTGGACCTCGACCGGATGACTGGCGGATTGCAGCAGTCGGAATTGATCATAATCGCGGCGCGGCCGAGTATGGGCAAGACGGCGCTCGCCGTCAACCTAATGGAAAACGTGTGTTGCGGCTCAGACCGGGTTGTCGCATTCTTCTCGCTGGAAATGTCTCGGGCTGCGATCGAGCACCGATTCATGGCGTCGAGAGCGCGCGTGGACGTAAAGCGAGCGATGGAAGGCTTCTACCTGTCGGAGCGCGAGAAAGAGAAGTTGGGTGGCGCGCTGATCGACTTGGCCGACGCCAGAATCTTCGTTGACGACTCCGCGCTGCTCACGCCGATCCAGTTGAGAGCGAAGGCTCGCCGGCTGAAGCAGCGAGAGAAGCGGCTGGATCTGATCTGCGTGGATTACGTCCAGCTAATGACTGCTGGCAGCAAGACCGGCAACCGGCAGGAAGAAGTTGCCGCAGTATCCCGTTCCCTGAAGGCATGCGCGAAAGAATTGGAAGTTCCGGTAGTCGCCCTGGCGCAGTTGAGCCGTAACAGCGAGCAGCGGACGGACAAGCGGCCCGTGCTGTCGGATTTGCGCGAGAGCGGACAGATAGAGCAAGATGCGGATTTGTGCTGCTTTATCCATCGCGATGCGTATTACAGGCCGGACGATCCAGATGTCCAAGGGCTGGCCGACTTAATTGTGGCGAAGAGCCGCAATGGACCAACCGGTCTGGTTAAATTGGCATTCGAGGCGTCTCTGACGCGCTTCGAAAACTTGGCGAGGAGGTAGCAATGCAAGACGAAGTGGTATCTGGAGTCTACGATATTCTGGCGAGCAATTATCTGGTTGACGCGAACACTCTGCAAGCGTCACAATTAGTACGCGACCTTGATTTGGACAGCATTGAACTCGTTCAACTCGGCATGGATCTCGAAGATAAGTTTGGCGTGGAGATTCAGGACGGCGATATCCGCGCAACATCCACAATCGAAGACGTGATCGGCCTGATTCGCAGGCTGCTACCCTAAACCCGGAAACAGATTGGAGCATCACAATGAAGTTCACGAACAGGTTCCTGAGCGGCATCGCTGCAATTGCAGTCATGCTTGTGGGCATGATCCCGACGACGGGCTGCTCTTCCGCCACCATCGCTGACCTGGCGCAGACGCTGGGCAACGCAGGGGCTCAGATCGCGACGCTGGAGAACAACCCGACTCTGGCAGCGAAGCTCAAAGCGGATACCGCGGCGGCCGTCTCGGCGATTGCCAGTTGGAAGTCGGGTTCGCCGGCTACGGAGGCAATCGAGGCGCTGAATATCGTTGAGGACGACCTCGACCTGATTCCCGGAACATCGACTTACGCTCCGCTGATTGATCTGGCTATTGGCACCGTAGAGAGCATCCTGGCGCTACTGCCAACTTCGGCAGCGGTTGTGGCTCCCGCGACGCTGTCGGCACATACGGCGACGTTGAAGGCGAAGCGGCCGGGGATTGCGATCACGAATCCTCCGAAGACGAAGGGTGACTTCAAGAAGCAGTGGAATGCTATCGTGGCCGAGAGTCCAGTATTGGCGAAGGCAAAGATTTAAGTTTCCGGCATACCACTTGCCGGGAAACTGCGCGGGGATAGCTCAGTGGTAGAGCGGCTCCGGTAACGGAGAGGGTCCTCGGTTCGAATTCCTGGGCCCCGCGCAGAAATTAGAGACGAGGTTCCGTGGAACTGCTGATACTGAAAGCGCGCAATGTAGGCTGGACGACGATGATGCTTGCGCATAGGCAGTTTTTGGAGCAGGTCGATATAGAAGCTCTGCCATGGTGGATGAAGGCGGAGATTCCAATTGAGAGGAGCAACATGGCAATCCCACAGAAGGACATTGATAACTGGTTCTCCTACCACGCCCCGAACGCAGAGCAACTGGTGGCGTACAACGACATTCGGCAAGCGGCAAAGATTTACGCCGAGACATGCAATAAGCACATCCCGGACAGCGCCGACAAGACGGCGGCAATGCGCAAGATTCGGGAATCGGTCATGGCTGCCAATCTGGCTGTGGCTTGCAACTGGCCCGAGCCGATACCCACCGAGACGCCTGAGTCCGTATCGCCGGCAGGGTAGTCTGTAAGCCGGTTTACGCGGATGGCTGGTGCGGCAACCAGCATTTAGGGTCGGAGACCGCACTTCTCTGATCCACCAAATCAAGACGAGAGTACCACCATGCCCACCAAAAACGGTCCGGCTACCCTAGCGGCCTACCACAAAAAAGTACTCAAAGAAGAAAGGAAATATATCTTGGCGAACACAGAATTTGACATATCGAAGTACCCTCCCAGCGTAGACCCCGAAGCCGCAGCTCGGGTTGAATCCATCCTGCACCCGCCAGAGGAGAAGAAGCAGCCGGCAACTGCGGCTCCAACCCTGCACGCTCCCCACGGCAGCCCAACTCCGCCCGAACCCACGAAGAAGACGCGCGTGACGGTCTCGAAGATTCTCCAGAAGTACCAGGATCGCGAGAAGGAGTTCGGCGCCGACATCGCGAAGATCGACGGCATCATTGCTTCCTACGAAAAGCGGCGCGAGGAGTTGAAGTTCAAGCTCTCCGTGTTGCAGGAGCTGATCGCGGAGATCAACTCGGACTCGGAGTAGAATTTCATCCGCGACAATGCTCTGGCGAGGATGAAACATGCGGCGGCAGGCACTGGGGAGCGCGGCCGCCGCATTGAAAGGATCGGGATGTATTGGATTAAGCAACGAGCGTTCGAGTGCGACATTCCGTGCAGGATTAAGGGCGATGGCGTAGAGCGCATGATTTTGGTAGCGTCCCTGCGGGATGACGGGGCTGTGTTTGATAAGGCGGATCGCGCGGTTTTTGCCGGCGACCGGCTATTTTCGCATATGATCGACGATGCACTGAGGTGCCCGCGTGGCAGCATGTTCGCGGAGCCAGAGTTTGATGCCATGTTTGAGGCGTCTCGCAAGCAGTACGACGGCACTGAAATCAAGTGGCCTATGACTCGATAAATAACGCTTGCAGAAGTCGCTCCCCCGGTGTAATCTGCAAGCGTATCTGAAAGGTGATTCATGCGGCGAATTTGCGAAGATTGCCAGCGTAGTTACGACGATGAGTTTTGCAGCACGCTTTGTCCTCATAAGGGCATCGGCTTCTGCATAGTGTGTGATTGCGTGAACTGCCTCTGCGACGAGCGGACTGCGGGAAAGCGCTGGGAGCGGAGTTCTAACAACAGAACCACGACGCTCTAAAGTACCAGTAAGGAAAGGAAAGCGATGCCCAGAACCTCATTTCAGCAAGGCTCCGTAGTCCGCGTATCCCGCAAGAGCGGCGATGCGTGGAGATTTCGTTGGCGCGAAAACGGCACTCAGCGCAGCGAGTGGATTGGGACGGTGAAGCAGTTACCGTCCCGCGCCCAGGCCGAGAAAGCCGCGCAGCGATTCCGCCAGCAGGCAAACTCCGGCATCGAAGTCATCACCATGGCCGATCTCATTGCGAAGTTCTGGCAGGAAGCGGCGCCGGAACGCGAGACGACCGCGCACTCGTACCGCAGCATCTTCAAGCGGATCGAGGCCGAGTTCGGCAGTCTACGCGTGGACCAGTTCTGCCGCGAGGTAATGCGCGTCGAGCAGTGGCTGAAGGAATTGACGGTCATTGGACGGCACCCAAAGCCCGGCGTGAAGCCGCTGGTGAGCGACCTGTACCGCTCCCAGGTGAGGAACCTGCTGCACTTGCTGATCGAGAAGGCGATGCTTTGGGGGAATGTGCAGGTCGACCGGAATCCCATGGATTTAGTTCGCCTGAAGGGCAGCGCACGCGCCAAGGAAATCCAGACGCTGACCCCTGAGCAGTACGGCCAGCTTGTCAACGACCCAGAACTGCCGGAGATGGTGCGAGTGTTGATCCAGTTGTTGGCTGGGCTCGGACTTCGCATCTCTGAGGGCTTGGGACTTCGCTGGTCAGACATCGACTTCGAATCCGGTACGATCCAGATCAACCGTAGCATGGTCCACGGCCAGGCGAACGACACGAAGACGGCTAGCTCGAAGACGGCGCTTCCCTTGCATGAGCGCCTAGTGGACGTGCTGCGCTGGTGGCATGCGCGCGCGCCGAAGTCGGCTTGGGTGTTTTGCTCGGAGCGGACCGGCGCGCCTTATGACCGGGATTATCTTCGCTCGGAGTATCTGGCTCCGGCCGGCAAGCGGATCGGCGTAGAGGGGCTTGGCTGGCACTGCCTGCGCCACTCGTATCGAGCTATGCTGCGCGAAAGTGGTGCTTCCCTGGAAGACCAGAAGAGTCTGATGCGGCACTCAAAGTTGGCTACGACCGTCGATACTTACGGTGGCCGCGACAGCGTTGAGCGGTTGAGACCCATGAACCAGAAAATTGTCGAGATGCTGCCGAGGAGGAGTGCATGACAAGAGGCGGGAAGGTAATACACGTATTAACTCAGGGAGCATGCGCTGCATGCATGATCGTATCTATGTTTTCACCCTATTGGCTGAATGGTATTTTGTTCCTTGCAGCCTTTTACTGTGGAGGTGCCAACGCGCTCAATTACAAAAACGAGAAAAACAGAGGAACGCGCTGATGCAACTCTGCGGCGTCCAAGGCATCAAGCAGACCGACGGCACCTACTGGTGGCCGTGGGCGAGTTGCTGGGCCATCTACAACACGCGGTACACGCTGTTAAAGTATCGGCTGGCGTTGCCGAGGAAGGAAGGTGGAGTATGAGCAGAAGACACTCACAACCCACGATGCGCAGCGCGGTCCAGATGGCCAGCGACGACCTGCCCAACGTGAAACTGAAGCCCAAGCCGGGCACAGTAGCCTCCGTCATCGCCGAACTGGAGAAGATTCCTGACAAATCGATGCCGCTCTACTTCGACTGCCCAGAGTGCGGCAAGGGGCACATCTTCAAGACCGCGAGTTATAGTGCGGTGATTGAGACGGAGAGGCGCGATGCCGAATAAGACCATCTATGTGAAGGAAAGCGATCTTCCGTTGTACGAGAAGATCAGTGCATCTGGCGAGGATAGCGTCAGTGCGAAGTTTGCCGATTTTCTGCGCTTCGAAGACGCAATGCGCCAACCGCAAAAGATTCAGTTCACGCCCATGCCCGAGGTGGCCACTCTGCGCGACCAGTTTGCGATAGCGGCGATGACGGGAGACTGGGCTGCACAACGCCCAGATTGGCACTCTTTTTCGCGTTCGTCAGCGCAAGAAACCTTTGATCGCAACGCGGAATTGTACTACCGGATGGCAGATTCCATGCTGAAGACGAGGATGCTATGACCCAAGTCAGCAACTTCGACGTGCTCAAGCGCATGAGTAAAGACAACCTGGACATCCGGCTTGGAACCGATTTTCTCGGCGCTAAAGCAGTCAAGGCGGGTAGCCAGGTAACCATGGGGATCGCCGGCAATGTTCTGGGCGAAATTACATTTGGGGACTCGCAGGCTTGCCTTCTCCTCTACAACAAGAAGCAGTTTGCCGAGACCAAAAAGGCGCTGGAGGCGGAGACAGCCTCGATCAGCTTCACCCGGCAGGAACTGGAAGTCCTTCAGTCGATGCTCGAGGTCGTAGTCGATGGCACCGGCACCTACTCGATGCTTCGCCTGCCACATCTCGTCAAGGTCCACACGGAATTGCTGGATACGTTCAGCGCGGCGATTGGAAGGAAGAGGGAGCAATGATTCTCTATGTTTTGACCAAGCGCTACAGCGACAACTCCGGCTTCTATGTTCTGGGAGCCACGACGGATTGCGCTGTTGCCCAGGCCTTCCACGCTGGCGGGACCGACTCTGACCCGCACTCCGAGGTCTACGAGGTCAACGACAACGATCCAGTCCGGTCGATGGGCCGCGAGTATGAGGCGCTTTCATTTGACGATGAAGACCGGCAGCCGGAAGTTGTGGCGACGCCGGTGGCGGTATCTTCGGACGACGACTCAGATATACCTTTTTAGCGAAGAGGAAAATGACATGAGAACGCAACTAGCAGAATTCGGCATTGAGTGGTCCGTGAAGCAGATTAAGTCTCAACTGCGAGAGGGCCACGCTGTCCACGCGGATCGGCAGTCGGGCAAGACCACGGCGCTGTTTGAATATGTCCACGAGTTGACGCAGAGCAACGCTGTTCCCGTCATCGGCTTCCTGTCGCCGAATTACAATATGTCTCGCTGTGTCGAGGGATTGTACCGCGTGCGCTACCAGGAGAAGATTGATCGGGGTTACGGCTACGTATCTCCTCGTTTCACCCGAGTTTTATTCTGCGCCGCGCACGATCATCTCAAGCTCAATGGCCTGACCAGCACAGTCGTGGTCGATGAATGGTGGATCTTGGGCGATCAAACCCGGCGCGAGCTCCTTCAGGGCGAATTACGCATCATTGCCGCCGTGGGCACGATTCCGGCTTACGCTCAAGTGCCGCTGTACTGAGCGCAACTTCAACGCACTTCAACCGGCTAAATGGGAGTGAGAGATGGATTTTGGATTTACGAATGACTCGCGCGAGTATGACAGAGTGGTAGCCTATCGCGACGCAGCCATTGCCGATGGATGGCACCACGAGGCTACCTACGGCAGTGAATCAGAGGAGAGAGCCTGCCGTCTTAGGCGCGATGGTTGGCAGATGCAGATACTCACCCGGTCCCGCGGAAATTACATTCCTGATCCGAAGTGGCCGAATCATCCCTCTCCCCATGGCAAGTACGCTTATGAGGCTCAAGTCAGCGTCTGGGGACCGGACGGGATGGATGTCAGACCAGGGGCGATTTACGATTGGGAATCGCTCAAGGCGAAGCTCAGAATTTGCCCCAACTGCGGAGCTAAGGATGTAGAGACGGAGCGCGTTGGATTCGCTGGACGATGCTGCGCCAAATGCCTGCCCGAGCAGCGCAAACAGGTCGAGTATCCCGGCTGGACTAACTGACAACTGCTCCACAACTTGTTCCCTGAATCGTTGTTTTGGCTGTAAATCAACAAGTCGTTGTGTTTTGGTGGAAGACAAAGATCAAGTGAAAGGAAAGCGAATATGGAAGAGAAGCAACCAATGTGCCTCGTTAAGACAGGCGGCCTGATCGGCCTGATGATGACTCGCGCCGAGGGAAAGTATCTAATCCATGGATTCGAAAGCGAGACCGACGGGATTCGGTATTTTGAAGACGCCTACAATCGGAATCACTCTCGGTCGTATGAGGCGTCTATGTCGGCATGCCTCAATCGCATCTTCTTTCAACCATCGATTGTCCGCCTGTCGATAGACGAGGTAAGGCCTATTATCGAGGGTGATGGGGTTGTCACCGCGATCAATACATCAGGGGGAATGGTGCTACTACCTCTTCTGAAAAAGCAAGCCGAGACCTTGTGGAATAGCGGCGTCAAGCCGAGATTGATTTAAGAAAGGAAAGCTAATGGTAACTCAAGATTCATTCCGCGAGGATGTCAAGGCGACTATTGTGAAGGTGGAACCGAAGTGAAGCAACCCTGCAAATACTGTCTCCGTCCAATCGACCCGCGCGGGATGCTGTCGCACCTGCATTTCAAGCACGCGCGCTGCATCCGGCACGAGTTTGCACTCAACCCGCTGGTGCAAATGATGCGGCTGATGTGGGATGGAGAGATGCCGTATTTCAGCCAGAAGCAACTTCCGGCGCCGAATCCGCTCACTGTCTACAGCACGCGGCCGCTGGGCATGATGGCTGCTCCCCTGCCGTGGATGCGCAGGCCGAAGGGGTACACTCCGCCACAGGGATATGCGCAGCCTTGGAAGCAAGTTCACTACACCTGGAGGTATTGGGATGAAGATCATCGCATCAATCAACGAATACGAGTTCATCGCGCAGTTGACCAAGCAGGAAATCGACTATCTTGCTGGTATGCAGATTGGCCACGACAAAGGCTACTACGGTGGACGGGCGATTCGTGCTGGCACCACCTTCGACATAACCAAGGCCTTCGAGCAGATCCATCGCAACAGCCAGCGCAAACGTGAGATCGACACCGTTCGTAAGACGCTGGAAGGCGTCCTCAACTCTCTCGACATCATTGAGCCGTTTATCGAGGAGCCGAAGGTGGAGGAACCTTTAGCGGAGGCGCAGCCATGAGCCACACGCCCGGACCGTGGACCATAAACCATAGAGACGGAAGCACGAAACTCGACACGCCCGAAGGCTGCATCATGTGCGACGAGCAGTATTACCCGTGGACGCCTGACAAAGATGAGGATTGGCGACTGATTGCCGCCTCGCCCGACATGCTGGCCCTGCTGAAGCGTTACGTCGCCGAAGACCCTTGCGCTCCCGGCGATCCGCGGTACAAAGAAGCCTTGGCGCTGATTGACCGCGTTGAGCTACAGGGCGCAATTCCACCATTCTAGGGAGGTGCAATCTTGAAACGAACGAAGCGGGTATGGAATGTAACATTCACCGTCACGGATGATCTCAATAGTCCTCTGACCAAGGATTATCGCCGGCGCACAGTGCTCTATACGAAGAAGGCGCTGGAAGAGTCAATCCGCTACATCATGGAGAAGGAATTCTCCGACCTCAAGGCCAAGAACATCACCGTCTCCGACGCCAGCAAAGACCAGATGCTGCTTGAACCGCGAAGGCCACCATGCACACCAAGCTAATAGTCTCGCAGGAACTCTTCGAATCCCGCCGCGACCGCATGAAGAAACTGATCGAGTTGGACGCGCCGGCAATGATCATCGGAGCCGAGGCCCGGCTACTGGCCAGGTGCTTCTCCTGGACGTGGTGCGACCGCTGGAACCACTGGTACATGAACAAGTCGCCGGGCTGGCTGATGTGGCTTACGTCGAAGAAGTACCGGCAGTTTTGCGCGGAAGACGATGGATGGGATGGTGGAGCATGAAAGAAGTCCTCGACATCAACGCAGCCGCCGAGTACCTTGGAGTTTCCAGGGACACGCTGTACAAGTACGCCGCCTCCGGTTTCGTGCCGGGATTCCGCCTCGGAAATCGCTGGCGGTTCTCGCTCAAGCGGCTCAACGAGTGGATGGTGGCGCAGGAGAAGAAGCCATGACCGAAGAATGGAGCGAAGCCATGATTCCTATATGGGGACCGCCTAAGCCCGCAAGCGATTTATCTCCTTCCGCCTTAGCGAAGGATGACAGGCGCAGATGTCACTTTTGCAAGAATGCTGGCGAACCCTGCAAATATTGTTTTGGAACGGGATGGCTGGAAGGGTTGCATCCTCGCAAGAAGCAGGTGAAGCCATGAGCGTTAAGAAGATCGTAGTGCCGGAAGGAATGCGAGAGGTGTTCCATAAAGCCGAGAACCACGACGGCTACAAGTGGGACGATGCCGTTCTGGATCATATGCTTGAGGCTGCGCTCCGCTGGCTAGATGGTGAACTTGAGAAGATGATTCCGAAAAAAACAAGCGACCTGAGATACTACCGCTCCCCGAGCATGGCGGATACCTACCAGGATAACGGATACAAGTTGGCAATCACAGCCGTGCGCCGCATGTTCCTCGCAGTTGGAGCATTCGATCCTTCGTTGGGCGGAGTTCTGTCTGGACGCACATTCACCCGCGAACAATTAGACGCAATCAAGGAATATCTGGAGGGCGCAGTTCATGGCTGATCCGAGAATCATCGTTGACCTAGAAGACCAGTCCCTCGTTGACTCGTACTCGTGGTATGCGGAAAAGGGCAGGAATAGCATCTGCATCGTCAGAAAAACCAGATGCCGCGCATCAGGTAAGCAGGTCCGCATACCTCTCGCAGAAGCTATCCTTGGGAAACGGGATGGATTTATCGTCGATCACGAAGATGGCAACCCGTTTAACAATAAAAGAGACAATCTCCGGTACGCCACAACCATCCAAAACAACCGGAACACAAAGCAGCGTAAAAGCGGAACGGGGCTTCGCGGTGTGCGTGTGACCCCATACGGAAAATGGGTGGCCCGTATCAAGGTGGACGGCCTGGTGATACAGAAGTCTCACGATACTAAGGAAGCTGCAATTGAGTATCGGAAAGAACTATAACGCCATCATTTTGGTGAGTTTGCGAGGACAACATGAACGACAAGATTGGTATCCGCCGTGGCCAGAGGTCGAAATGAGCGAAGATAAGGTTCTCGTCACCACCACCTACTACCGCGACGAGACAGGCGAGGCTCGCATCCGCGTAACCTGTGGCAGCACGATCCCGAGCGACCAGCCGAACCCGTATTTCTTTGTGGACACCGAGCAGATGAAGCCGTGGTTTCAAGTCTTTGGGGAAGAGAAAGGAATGGTGAGGCAGTGAAGGTCGAAAAGTGGGTTGATATCCCGAGCATGGAAGTCACGGTCCATATCAGCGGCGATGACGCGGTGCAGGCCATCCTCGACGACGAAGCCGACAGCGGCTGGACGATGGAGGCGCGGCTCAAGAAGGTGCTCAACAATCTAGCCGCGTTCTTCAAAGCTGTGCCGGCGGAAGTAATTGCTGGACTCTCGGATACGGTGCGCGAGATGATTGGCAAGTTCCTGCGCGAGCAGGCGGAGCGATTCTGGCCGGAGGTGAAGCGTGAAGATAGATTGCGGTCTATGCGATAAGACCTTTGATGACGGCCTGCGGGAGATCGCCTGCCCTCATAATCTGCTGCCATATTCGACGGAGGTCAGCAGCGGCATCTTCGATATTCCGAAGGTGACCCAGGAGCCTAAGTTCGAGGTCAAGCCTATTCCTGGCCGCGAGTTCTCCGATTGGCCCATAGATGAAGAGATACTGGCGCGGTCGATCTACGAGGATGGCAAGGGCTACCCAAACGCTTCCTTTCTGCCAATGCCGGAGATTCCGATTACGGCGGCGGAATGCCTAAAAAACATGAATGCGGCGATTGATAGACTGAGCGGATCAAAACCCTCGTGGGAATTCCCAAAAGTGGGTGGATTTCCCTTCGGCGCGATGGAATTCCGCGAAAGCGACCGCGTTCCCAAGGGCGAAATGTGGCTCGTTGACCGGATCGGCGTCGTCCACAAGATCATCAACATCGGCAACGCGCTGCATGACGCGGACGCGATCAGCCTCTGTATCGGGGAGCACAAATGAACGACGAATCAGACGTGACAGTGAACCCTCACACCCTCGAAGGAATGATCGCGCGAGTCAACCGGCTCCCCGGCTGGACTCTGTTTCCGCCGCACCTCGATGCTCTTGGCGACCGCGTGGAGATCGCGAAGCAGATTGCCGAGGCGACTGGCACCGCGCTGGAATGGTCAGAAGGCGGAAGCCCGCGATTCATGCCGAAGGACGAGACCCTGGCCGAAGTGATTCGAGCCGGTTGGCGAAACATCAACTTGGATGTCGAAGATCATGGAGCGCCACGCTTTCATGACGATACTGGAGCCTGTCGACGATGAACTGGATCACAGCAAAATTCAAAGGCGAGTGCGCCCGATGCACGGTTAACATCGACGAAGGCGAGCGCATCCTGTTCGACGCCGAGGAGCGCGAAGTCTACTGCAAACGGTGCGGCGAGCGGATTAAGCCGGACCCGAAAGGAAAGAGATGAAGACTCGCATACAATTCGATTTCACCGAGGAAGCGGCGCGGGAACTGGACGAACTCAAGCGAATCACAGGCTCAAGCCGTGCCGAAGTTGTCCGCCAGGGATTGCGTATGCTTCAGTGGACTATTGAGCAGATTTACGACAACAAGGCAAAAATATTGGTCGAGAAGGATGGGTTTCAGCGCGAGGTGATATTCCCGTTTTTATCGAAGAAAGGAAAGAGATGAAGACGAGCTCGAAGACGAAGATTTCGACGATGACGACTTCTACGATGCCGACGAAGACGAGACAATGAAGGACGGTTACGCATGATCCGAGTCATTCGCCAACAGCAAGCCTACATGCGCCAGCAGAACAAGCTCTGGCCGTCTACGATGACGCTCGTGCCAAAGGACGAATGGCCAAAGACGCTGGCTGCACTGAGAATGCCACCGTTCTCCGTTTTTCGCTCATGCAACTTCGTAGCTCAAGTCTTCGACGAAGCACTAGGCGCTCGGCGAATTTCGGTCCAGCGAACCATGATTGATGACGATGGCGAGTGGATTCAGAGGATCACTTGGGACGACCTCATGGGCGTAAAAGCAGAGTGCGGCTACGGGAATTGCTGGGCCGTCGAAATCTATCCGCCAAACGATGACGTGGTGAACGTCGCCAATATGCGCCATCTTTGGCTAATTCCGGAAGCGCCACTATTTGCATGGAAGAAAGGGGAATCCTGTGTCTGGTCAGCTATTCAACGATCCACCGGCGACGTATCCTGATTCCGTCCTTCTCTCGATCTACAACGCCTATCCGCGCAAATGCAATCGCAAGGAGGCGCTGAAGCGCATCAGCGAGGCCCTGGACCGGATCTGCGCCGGCGAGATTGACGGCCAGCCGCGGAGCCAGCCGGAGGCGATTGCTTTCCTGCGAGAGAAGACAGATGCCGCGCGCCGCGAGATGTTCGGCCGCGAGGAGAAGTGGATTCCTCACGCGACGACGTTCTACCACGGTTCTCGCTATCTGAGGTCTGCCCCGAAGCTAGAACTGCCGCCGCGCCTGGACGCCTGCGTGGGCATTCTCTCCCTGTACCCGAAGTCTTCCCCGGCGAATACGATCTGGGACAACATAGAGGCCTACCTGCCTGCGCTGGCCGCTATCGACAAGGCTCTGGAGCGCATGGAGCGGACGGCTCACCCGCTCAACTGCGAGCGGAGCCTGAAATCCAGAACGGAAATCTACGCGATGGCAGTGAAGCAATGGCCAGTCGCCGACCTTCAATTTGTGCCAGCAGCGAAGCGATGGTTCGATGAAGAGAGGTTCAATCACAATGAGCAGTCTTGGCAGCGGCAGTGCAATGACGGATTCCAGGCCGAACGCGATCAGATCAGCAGACTTGTCCAATAGCGAAAAAGTGGCGGCCGTCGCGTGGCAGACCGTGCGCGAGATGTTCCCGGTCGCCAACAACGAGAGCGACTACGCCGTCAAGACCCGGCTTCGGCTTCTGGGAAAGATAGTGGACGAGATTGGCTATGAGCGGTTCATGGAGGCGCTGGATCAGGCTATGTCGATCAGCCAGCGGCGGTACGACGTGACTCCGGCCAGAATCAGGGAATGCGCCGGGCTGCGCTGGGTGTCTCCGCCTACCGCCGCCGCGCTGAGTTGGGAATGGGTCATGCGCGTCTTCGTCGACCACTGCCGCGTCGACGGCAAAGGTAATTTCCATCTGGAGGACAAGGTGGTCATGCTGGACGGGCTGGCAACCGTGACGCCAGCACCGAAGGTTCCGCAGGCGATTCAGCGCGCGCTGCGTTCCATGGGCGGATGGTCTGCTATTTCGGAGGCGTTCCCCGAGTACATCGGCCAGCGCTACGCGCAGTTCAAGGAACTGTTTCACGAGGACGAGCCCGGTCCACGCGCAGACTTGGGAGTGGGGCTGGAGAAGATCGGATGAGTGACTACTTATTTTTAACCTGCCATCCATCGATAGGCGCATATCCAAGAGCCCGAGTATGAGGCGCGATGGCAGATGCGGGTTCTTGGGCAACCTTGGCGCGGCGAAGTATTTTCTGGGTCTGTTTCCGTAGAATCGTCCACACTTGAGCAGGTAGTGGCAATCCACCCTTATGCCGGCTATGAAAAATCGCATGGCATTCAGAGCATAGCCAGCAGCAATGGTAATGCTTTGTTTGGTATATGTCGTCTGGATAATACATGTGGTGAAGGTGAAGGGATTTGGCGGAAAGGCACCCGAGGCACTCTCTCTTGCCTGGCATTGTTCGCTTCAACTCAGACCATGCGAGTGAACTAAGGTATTCCTCGTATACCGTCCTGCGGTAAGATGGTTCCGGTGGGGTTGGCACGGATCGCTCCTCGAAAGCGTAAAGTGTGTGGGAGTTGACGCTCCCACAACCCCATTGTATTCCTAGCTTCGCTAATTTTCCTCCGCAAACCAACCCAAAAAGTCGCCACCCGGTCTACAATTTCCGCGTGTCCACTCAATCTGTAATTTCGACGACCCCGCATTACCTGCCCCAAGGCGAAGTCCTCTCGCCCGAATCTCAGCCAATACAGGATCTTCACCGCGAGCTCGTCTCGGCGGCGCGCGCCCTGCGCTCGTGTCTCGCTAAGGTCTCGTACTACGGCTGGCGGATGCGGCTGTGCGAGGGCTGGACGGCGCTGGCCTATCCGGCTGGCAGCAAAGGGGAAGAGGCCTACGCGGAGTCCATTGGCATACCCCGCAGCACATGGTACCGCCACGTCAGGATCGGTCAGCTACTTCACCAACTCACATACGAAGACCTCGAGCGCATCCCGACGACAAACGCCGAACTGCTGATCCAGGTCAACCCGGCCATCTGCCACGATTTCAACTGGACCCGCGAAGCGCAAGTGCTGAAGCCAAACAAATTCGCCGAACTCGTCGCCCAGCGCAACAAGGCCGCCGGCGATGACCGCGAGCCGCTCGCATCTCTGGTCCTCAAGGTGCCGTTTCTGGCCAAGCAGGCCGTCGAGTCCATGATCGAGGATTTCCAGCACAAGCACCAGTTGAATTCCAAGGGCCAGGCGCTCGAATTGATGATTGCCGATCGCAGCCAGGACGCAAGCCTGCTGAGTTCCGTGCATCAGGCCCGTCAACTCTTGGTGGGCGTCGAAGAGTTGATGAAGCAGCGCGGCGCCGAGGATTCGGACGAGATTCGGTGGATTCACATGGCGAAGGAGATTTTGGATGAGAGCTACGAGAAAACGGTTCAAGCCGCCCGATCGAAGCCCGAAGGCCGTAAAGCGACTGGAGGACGGGCGTGAAATCTGCCTCCAAAATGCGGCAGGGCGCGCAGAGTACAAACTCCGAAAGATGCGTATGTGGCAACGTCAGTCGGGAATTTGCAGCCTCTGTAACCAACCTGTATCGCTGGTCGAATGCACGTTTGAACACGCACAAGGCAGAACGTCAGGACGCAAAGATGAGCGCATCGTTAATGAAAATGGCGAGCCATGCAATTCCGTATGCCATCGCAAATGCAACAACGCGAAGGGGAGCAAGCATTTTCAGCCGGCTATTCCCCGCGGCTTTGATCCTCCTCTTGAGTTTGAGCGCGACTAGCGCCTGGGCGCAGGTGGGATCGGCCATCTCCGGCCAGTTTGTTACGCCCACCGGCACGCCCGCATCGAACGCTAGGGTGACGGTCTGCCCGTACACCGCTACCGGCCTGCCCTGCTCGCCGCAAGCGACCATCTACTCGGACCCGGCGCTGACCCTGCCGCTTTCGCAGCCTTATGGACTCGACCAGTTCGGCAATCTGAACGTCTGGGTGACCGCCGGCAGCTACATCGTTCAGATCCAGGTCAACCTGACCATCAGCTATTCGTACGTGGTCACGGCCGGAGGGAGCGGAGGCGGGGGCGGCGGGGGGATCACCAGCATCGGCGCCAGCTCTCCCGTTGTCGTCACCCCGTCACCAATCACCAATACGGGCACGGTGAGTTGCCCACTCTGCATCTTCGGCTCCGGCATCACGAACTTCTACGCGCTGTTCTCCGGGGCGCAGCAGGTGTCTACCGGCGGCCTGAGCGATGTGGCCGGGATCGTGAACTCGTCTGAACCCGTGGCGATCAATTCTACCGGCCAATCTGCGATATTCTTCGGCATTCAGAACGCGGCGATTGCCGACGTTCCAGGTAACTACCTTGGACTCTTCGGGCCAACCGCTGGAACTCCAGCCTACGGGCTACAGGTCGCTCCAGTGGCTCCGCCGAGCGAAGGCCAGCAGTTGCTCTACCACGCTGCTACCCTCATCAACGGAGCGTTTCAGGCGATTCCCTTTTGGGCGACGCCGGGAGGAGGGGGTTCTGGTTGTATTGTCGGGGCTTCGGGGTTTGCGCAGTTCTCAAATGGTACAGGGTGCGTGAGTGAATTCATTGATTATGGAGTGACCCAAGCGCAAACTTTAACTTTATCTGTTCCTGGCGGTGACTCCAATAGGATCGAATTAGATGCTCCGGAGATTACAGGGACATCGACTGGAGGAGGCATTGATATAAATGCTGGAAACGTTAAGTCTCTTGGCCCTGGAGGTGAGGGTTCGGTCTGGATTTATGGAAACGACGAGGATTTTGGGTGGGTTCTACTCAGCTATGGAGCGGGAAAGATTATAGCTGGCGAGGTAGATGAATGTGCTCCGGGAACGAATCCCGGAGTCTGCGATAGCACTGCTGGTCAAATCGATATAAATATTGACGGTACTGAAAACTTTACCGGAAATAGCGGCGGCATAAATGTTTCCCAAAACGGCGGGGGTATCGAAAATGAGGGATTTTCCCTTAATGGGTATAATGCAAACTCCGCATCCACGGTCAATCTGAGCTTCGATCCTACCGTACAGGATGTAGACGCGACCTCCGGAGCCGTCACGGTCAATCTACCTCTGGCATCAAGAGACGATGGCGAGACCTATTTCATTAAAAAGATCGACTCCAGCGGTAATGCTGTCACGGTGACCGCTAATTCTGGAGATCTGATCGACGGAGCTGCAACCTATCCTCTCGCAACTCAGTACGACTGGGTTATGTTGGTGTCTACTGGAAGCCATGCTTGGGACGTATATAGCGCACAGGGTAGCGGCGGCGGTGGAGGAAGCGGTACTGTAACCAGCTTCTCTACGGGAAGTTGGCCGTCATGGCTCGTGCCTTCGGTAGCAAACCCGACTACGACGCCTACTCTGTCTGTGACCTCTTCGCTTACCTTAGCGAATGTCGCAGCGGGCGCTTCGCCCACCGGTCTGTTCGACTTCTCAGGTGCGACCGCTTTCAAGGTTCCGACTCACGCCGGCGCTACTGCTGCCGCTCCAGGTGAGTTGATATACGACTCTACCAACGGCAACATGCACACGAACTACGTGGGCACGGACTTGATCGTAGCCGGGTTCCCGTCGGCCTCTCTGCCGACCAGCGGACACTGCGCTGAATTTATCGAGATCGGCGCGTGGTGGGAAATTGCCGATGCGGGAGCGGCCTGCGGCGGAGGCGGAGGAAGCGGCACGGTCAACAGCGGCACATCCGGCCAAGTGGCTTTTTATGCATCTACCGGCACGGCGGTAAGCGGGGAAACGCACGTGACCACGGCGCAACTTGGATCAGGAACGGCAGCAGCGGGATCGTATGTAGATGGGGCATCCGGGGCGTGGACTGTACTTCCGTTCAAGTCTTTGACTACGACAGGTACAAGTGGGGCCGCTACCCTTACTTCGGGTGTGCTCAACGTCCCACAGTACACTGGCGGAGGCGCAAGCTATACCAATGTGGTGGCGTCCTCAACCGCAGACACAACCGTTGCCGCAATCAACGCGAAATGTACCGGAGGGCAGACATACTGGGCCAGCGTTCCGATTTCTATAGCTACAGGGGGCACGATTGCTTCAGGCTGCAACGTAATGTTTGTCATAGGCGGCGTATGGACTATTGCCGGCGGACAGACGGTAACTTTCGCGAATCCCATTCAGGAGAATGACGGTCCATCGTCACACTTCACCGGCTCTGGTGTGGTGTCTTTACCTGCGCAGGACGCGCGGCCTGAGTGGTTTGGCGCGGTTGGATATACGACGGAGACCACAGCAACTACAGGCGGGTCGTGCACAACCAATTCGACTTCGGCAATTCAATCGACCATCACTGCAATGACCACTGGGCAAGTCTTGTTGCAACCTCTCGTATACTGCGTCAATTCCGCCCTCAGTATCGGTAAGAGCGCGGTAGGCATCCACGGTAGTCAGTACGGATTCCAGGCGCAGGGAGGCTATACAGAGGCGCTTGCGGGTGGATCTATGATCATCACAACATCAGCTTCAGCGGACATTGTTGACGCGGCTGGCGCGGACAGCACCCACCTCCTGCAATGGAACAAGTTCGATTACTTCTCTCTGACAAGAGGCGTAACCCCGAGCGGCACGGCTACCGGACTATCCTTGTCGTTCGTGGCAGGAGCAACCGTCGATCATGTGATTGTGGCTGACAGTATGCGCGGATTCTACTGCCAATTCTGCCCTGCCAATGGCAGCGGGATCATTCAGAACTCTGGTGTATGGTGGGACTTCAATGGAATATCTGAGAGCGGATTAACGATGTATGGTTTCTACCTCGATGGGTCCAGTTTTGCGGAAAACAGCATCAGGCTTCAAAATCTGATCGAAGATAACGGAAATGGTGCGACCAGCAACACCACTTACGGAATATACGAAATTGGGGCTTTGAACGATGTAAAAATTACCGATAATGAGACCGAAAACCTAAGCTACGGTATGTATGCCGACCACACCGTAGACGGATCGATCTCCTCCAGCGATATATCGTGGATCAACCCGCTGATGAATGATTGCGTTGTCTCGTGTCTGTACGTGACCGGACTGGACCTCAATGGCGATCCCAGCATGAAGATCATCGGCGCATGGACTAGTACCTCTGGCTCGGGAACCCCGCACAACGTAGACATTATCAATAGCGGTGGAGTTCAAGTTATCGGCGGTCATTTTACGCAGCACGATTTCACTAACGCAACCATCGGCATCAACATCTCCGGAGGACGCAACAATAGCCTAATTGGCAACTGGCTAAATAACACATCCGACGGTTGCATGATTACGATTTCTGGCTCCAATGACAACCTCGTCACCGGCAACCATATTCACATTGAAAATGGTGCATTCGCGGCTACGGTTGTTGACGTTTGCCTTACTGGAAGTTCTAGCTTAAATGCGTTCAGCGGAAACCTTCTGGATGGGTTTGCTTTGCAAGGCATGAACTTTGGGGGTAGCACCGCGAACAACACGCTAGACAATACAAACAACATCGACCCAACGAACATCGCTACGCCGATTGTGGACACCGGAACTAACAATCGCAACCTCAGCGTTAATGCCCTGACGGCAAATAGCATGATTGATTTGGGACTGACAGCAAGCACAAGCCCGATTTGCCCTAACGGAGCAGGTGGAGCGTTTACTACGGTAGGATGCTCAGGCGGCGGAGGGGGTTCAGCGTTCTCGGCAATCACTAGTGGTACCAATACTTCAGCGGCGATGGTTGTGGGTAGCGGATCAAGCCTGACAGTAAGCGGGTCAGGTACAAACAACGCAACTTCAATCGGTGGAGTGGCAGTTACCGGAACGCCATCTGTAGGATTCGTTCCTACGGCGACAAGTGGCAGTGCTGCAACATGGCAAGCCGCGTCCGGAGGAGGTGGTGGCGGAGGAACATCTGGTTGGTCTGGAGCACCAATCTCTCTATTAGTGTCAGCCACGCAATATGTACCCTGGGTGGGCGGAGGATCGACGAGCACCACGGAATCACTCGTACAAAACAAAGCTCCAGCCGCGTTCTCAATTGCAAATCTGCAACTAAGTCTCAGTGCCTCTCTAGGAACTGGAACGACGCTCGCGGTGACTCTGCGGGATGGGGGAGCATCCGAGGCTTTGACCTGCACCACGGCTTCTGGAGGCACAACCTGTACAGACACGACTCATACGTTCAGCGTAGCGCAGGGAGACTTGCTGGATTTCGTTATTACAGCTACAGGCACGGTGACAGCGGCAACGCCGGAAATCATTTTGAGTTACACGATAGGAGTGCCTGCGACGAGTGCGGGAGGTGGTTCAACTGAAAGCCACACAGCCATCGGTTCAGCAGAGTTGGACTTCACGACCTGTATTGCAGGTGGGACGGACAACAATTACACAGTCTATGTGACCAATCTTATTCCAGGTACAAGCGGCGCTGCTCCGCTGCTTGAGTTTTCTACGAATGGCGGGTCTACTTGGGATACCAGCTCCGTGTACTCATGGGCGCAGGGAAACGTCCAAGTAGGTGGGGGTACGACGGGTAACAATACCGCCGCCAGCGTGGGAGGCATCCTCCTATTTGGAGTTAACAACACCTCTGGACCTTCCGCTACTGGTGTATCTTTGAGCGGGACCATGACACTTCAAAATCCGGGCGGAGGGCAGGCGATCAAAACGGTCGGATTGCACGATGGTACAGCTAATTACGGTGCATCCTCCTACGCATTTTATATGTCTGGGATGTACGCCAACTCATCTCCTGTAAACGCTTTTAGGATCGTTTATTCCACCGGCAACATCACCAGTGGCACCGTAGCCTGCTACGCAGTTCCCAACTAACTCTTCGCAAGGAGAAAACATGTCACAGACAATCACCATTGAAGCAGGACAGACACTCACCATAACAACGCCTGTCCAAGTCGATTCCACCGGAACCCCACTGCCCGCTCCCGACCCAACCTACGGATCGGCGACCATCGCATTCGATTCCACGTTCTTCACTCAGGAAGGCGCTCCGATCAGCGGAGAGTTCCTCCTGAAGAGCACTGGACTGGCTGGGACAACTGAGGTTACGACCTCGGAAACGTCTTCGGACACGACCAAGCCTGTCATTACCGATGTCATCACCGTCACTGTCACTGAACCGGCTGCGGCTGGTTTGGAATCCACTCTCAGCGCAGCTTAACCTCATGGGGGCAGCAATGCCCCCATTCAGGACACCATGAAACTCCGTAATATCGCTCTACTCTTGATGTTCGCGCCCTTGTGGTGTTCGGCGCAGACGGCCACCGTAACTCTGGATGACGCCGTGACGGTACAGGCCGCGCCCGCCAAGCCGGGAATCAATATTTCCACGCTGAATTTCTTCGACACCGGAAACTCCATCCTCAAGAACTTCGTGGGGAATAATAGCTGGTCGTTCAACCAGATCGGATCGCGGCAGATAAAGACTTTGACTGCCGCCGGCACGTCAACTGTTTTCACCGATCCCGATATTTTCAATCAGCCATTTCAAAATTACTGGGCGGGTGGAACGATTTTCGTGGAAGTCTCGCAGTCTGGCGGAGCCGAGTTAAACTGCACGTCCGCAATTGCATCGAATCTGGGCCAGACGCAAATCATTTCCGGCTCCATATCTGGATCGGTTGCGACCTTCGTCACGGATATCGCGTCGGGCTTTACTCCAGGGCAACAGTTCTACGTTAAAAATTCCTCAAACTCCTCGTACAACCAGTTTGGCAACGGTACCGTAACCTCGGTCTCCGGCACTACAACTATTGTCACCTACACCGGTACCCTACCCACGGGAACGACTACGGGAGGGTATGTTGGGCAGATTGGCGACAATACGTTTACCCTGTCTACGCCGTGCGCCGCTCCGCTTACGACAGGTGATGTCATTGTCATCACGCAACCGGCTAGGCCGGTTCCCGCTGCGCAGTGGGCTGCTAATTTCGGCGGAGTTTGGGCATATCCAACAGGATTAAGCTCAGACACAACCGACCTCTGCGCTACCTGCGGAGACCAGGCTCTGGACATGAACGGCCTGAGCACACCCACGTATACCTTCTCCTACTTCGACGCTTCGGATACGAATATCAATCTGTTCACGCTGCTTAGTAGCGGAAGCTACAATTTCAGTTTTGACGCTAAGTTGGTGTCTGGATCGACCACCGGACTCAATGCCAAGATTGTGCGCGGCACAGACTCCGGACCGGGTGTAAATTGCAGTTTCACCCCAACTATGACCACCGGTGTTTGGGCGCACTACTCTGCCACATGCACACCTGCGGAGATTGGCATTGTACAGAATATCTCCACTTGCAAGCCGGGGGGACCATTTACCGGATGTACCGTACCAAACACCGAAGTGACGGTGACGGTTGAGGCGAATGGATCGGAAGTTTACTTCGACAACCTCAACTTCTCCAGCGCCGCTGACACCAACCCAACGCAGTTCTCGCAGACATTCATCACCGCGCTACAAAGCTTGCACCCTGGCACGCTCAGGATGTGGAGCAACCAAAATGCGCAAACTATAGAAAACTGGACCAGACCGACTTCATCTCAGGACTTGTACGGAACGGCTGGCGACTGGGGCGCGATTAACGGGTCTGCCGATGTGGTGCCCTCGCTCGAAGACTTTTTGCAACTAAACCAGATGGTCGGCTCCAATCCCTACATCGAGGTTCCGGTTACATTCTCGCCCACGGAAATGTCTCAGATGATCGACTTTCTCTGCGGAGGATCAGGCACGACCTATGGAGCGAGGCGCATTGCGTTGGGGCAGACTACGCCGTGGTGTCAAGTCTTCTCGCATATCTACCTAACGGTGTGCAACGAATGTTGGAATGGTAACTTCGCGAACCAGAACTTGCCGCTTCGCGGCGGCGAGCCTTCCGGTGCCGATGAGTATTACGATTATGGAAAGGTCAACGGCTTGCTCATTGCGGCGGCGCGAGCCACTGGCAGCTACTCTACCGTAATTCAGTTCGGATTCGATGTCCAAACTGCCGTGACTGCCAACGCAACAAGCATTGGGTTCGCGCATCCAGACTTTCTTGAAATGGAAGGATACTGGATGAACAACATGAACCAGTGGACGAATACATGCGGACTGACCACTCCTCCAGCGACTTTGGAGTCATGCACATGGCTACCGGGATTTGCCGAGCTGTACACCGTGGCGCATGGGCCTGCACTGGATATCTCTACGCACACCGGAGACCCTACGAACTTCTTTGGCTCCGATCAGACCTACCTCGGGCTGAACATTTGCGGACCGTCGGGAACGGCGGCGTGTCAAGTCTCCGTCTACGAGGAGGGTCCAGGAACGCTTGGGAGTAACGATGGTGTAGAGTCGCCGCAAGCCTATCTCGATCAGCTCAACGCTGGCGCTGGACAGGCGGCTTATACCGTTATCTCTCTCGCAGAGAAAATGAAGCAGTACAACATCGTGCAGAACTTCTTCGCGGCCACCGGCTACAACAATGGCGGAAACAACGGAAACACCTTCAAGGGATGGGGATGCTTCGTAGATATTGGCGGAGCCACTGGTAACCTGCGGCCCGAGTGTAATGGCCTGATGATGCTCAATGCTGCGATGATTGGACCCCTGGCACAGAGCACAATTACGGGCACAGGAACGACGATCTCGACTCCGTACCTCGACTATGCCGGCGTCGGCCCCGGAACAGGTTCAGGCGAGAACAAGGGAGTATCCATCGTCCCGGCGCTGCCGCTGAACTATAGCTACCTCTTCACCAATGGAAGCCAGCGTTCCCTGCTGCTCGTATCTGGAGACACCACTAATACATGGACAATGAACCTCGCGGGCACTAACGTTCCGACAGGCTCAGTCGCCTTGCAGGACTTCAACCCGTCTACCTGCGCTTCTCCTCCTGCGGGATGGGGGCAACTTGATTGCATGAACGAGACGTACACTGGTGGAGGCAGCACATTTGAGACAGCCTCTACGGTAGCTAAGGTCGCATCCACCATTGCGGCACCTGGCAGCGTGACGCTCACGCCGGGAGAGATGAAGCTCTTGACGTGGAATGTAAGCGGGACACCGACTGCGGCGACACCAACATTCGCGCCTCCCGCAGGGACGTACACCAGTGCTCAATCCGTGGCTATCACCGCGTCTACCGGATCAGTAATTTGCGTGAGCACCACCACCACTCCAGCTACAAACGGAACGACCGGATGCACAACCGGGACGCTCTACACCGGCCCTATAACGGTCTCCGCGAGCGAAACTATCAATGCCGTGGCGGGCGGGACCGGATTCTTGGATAGCGCCGTTGGATCGGCAACCTACACCATAACGGCTCCGGCGCTACCTGCCACCCCAACTTTCTCTCCAGCGGCCGGTTCATTTTCGAGTCCTCAGACCGTCAGCATGGTCACGACTACTCTGGGATGCAATAGCCATGTCGTGTGGAACCTTACCGGAGCGACCGTCGGCGGGAATCTGACCGGGACAACCGCTGGCAATACGGTATCAGTGCCTTCCTCGGAAACTGTTTACGCCCAGGTTCAGGGTTGCCCGTCGTTTGCCAACTCGCTCATCGGTAGCGCAGCATACACGATAAGCACGTTGCTCGCGGCGCCAAGTTTATCGCCGCCGGCAGGCACGTATTCCGGGGCCCAATCTGTAACGATTTCCGATTCGGCTGGCGCCACGATATGCTACGGATTAGGGACGGTGCCGATAGCGCCAACCCCAGGCATTTGCGGTCCGGGCAGCACAACGTACACCGGTCCTATTATGGTCAGCATGACGCAGGTGATTCGGGCGTTGGCTACCCAGGCGGGGCACGTCAATTCGGTAGTTACGACGGCGGCGTACACTATCAACAGTACTTCGATTTTGACCATTTTCCTCGACGGGAAACTGGTTTTCTCTGGGGCCGTCCAGACTCCATAGAATTTGTGCGAGGGGACTGACGACTTTAGACAGATTGTTGGTTTTATGTTCTCAATTGACTAGCCGAGGTTCCAAAAGTGGAGCGTGATGAGATAGAGAGGTATGTCGTGGAACAGATAGCAATCCACACTCGAACCTTTTCCGCTGAATTGAACGACGTGAAAACCAGACTGCGGAGCCTGTATCGCAATGGCGATACGAACGGTGGGCCCGGCTTTCTGGATAAGCGCGTTGAGGCAGAAGACAAGCGTTATGAGTTGCTTATACGTAATCAGGAAAATACTCACGCCGACGTGCAAACCATTTTGCTCAGGCAGGCCAAGGAAGACGGAAGGCAGGTCGGCAGGGCGGGACTATCGGAGGAGCAGTCCAAAACTCTCGCCAATCGTATCGGCGTCCTCACGGTGCTGATTGCGTTTCTAGCCCTGGTTGTCGGCCTATTTGCTCTGATCGAGGGGAAAAAGACGGCTGAAGTCATCTGGCCGCGCGTTTTTCATTCTCAATTTCCGGAAATCGCAGTAGAATCGCAGCAGCAAGCAGGTTCAGACGGAGCGCACTAGACCATGCCTACCGACACCACCCCGCCCGCACCATCGTTGCCCGGTACAGGCGCACCGCCGCATGTTCCCAATCCTGCGCCCAGCCCGATCCCTCCACCGAATCCCACGCCGGCGGTGAACCGTCATCTCTACGCGGACGACTATCCCGATCCGACCGACAAGCAGATCGCGGATTTCCAGAAGAGCGGCGGGATGCCGCTATGACCGATGTGGTGGCAGTCGCGCTTATCGCGGCGGTTCCGGCAACATTGGGCGCGATTGTGGGGATGATCAACAAGACGAAGCTCGGCCAAGTGTCTAATCAGATCGACGGGAGGCTGACTGAGTTGCTCGATATAACCCGCAAGGCTTCCCACGCAGAGGGCATGAAGGACGAAAAGGGCGAGCAGGCGGAAAGGAACAAATGAAGCGATTTCTTATCATCCTAGCCTTCGCACTATGCTTCCTGGCGGCGTGCTGGGATATCAACTACATGGCGCATGACCAGACTGTGAGTGTGCGATGAACAGTTTCAGACAGTGGCTTCGCGGCCTGATTTCGGTAGCAATATCCTCGGCCGCTAGCGGCGTTGCCCTGGTTGTCGCCGATCCGCAGTCCTTTAATCTCCAGCATGGACTACCGAAGTTGGCTGAGGTGTGCGCGGTCTTGGCGATGGTCCACGTTGCGCTATACCTGCAAAAGTCCCCAATCTGGGGAGACCCGTCCGTCCAAGTCAACGCGCCGTCCGCCGATACCGTGAACGTCACGACCACCAATCCTCCAAAATAGGGGTGATCCATGCCCTACGTCTCGCAGAAGCAAAGAGCGTTCTTCCACACGAAAACCGGCCGGCGAAAGCTCGGCGCCAAGAGGATCAAACAATGGGACAGGGAAAGCAAAGGACAGAAGCATTTGCCGCTCCGGGCGAAGCATCGCAAGAAGGCCAGCCGGATTTCGTACCGCAGCCGGTAGAGGAATTCGTTGCCAACGTCGACACTATGACCGTGGCCGGCGTCACCCTCGGCGCGTTGATCGAGAAGGCGCAGAGTGAGATCGAGGAGTTGACCTCGCAGGTTGGAGTGCTCGCCGCGGATAATGCAGCCAAGGCGAAGACGATCGCCGATTTGAACACCGATCTAGCCGTGGCGCGGCTTGTGGCGAAGGATGCCAAAACCGTGGCTAGTGCTATGCCCGCGGGGATTCAGCGGACGCCTGATGGTGGGCTGAGGCTGATGATTCGGCTGGACGTAGATGAGGCTACGCCGCTTCTGAGCTGGGCGGATTCGGCTGGAGAAGATCCGGCAGAGTATATTGCGAAGACGCTCAAGGACGCGCTGGTGGCGGTTACTTGCAGTTAGGGGGATGAATGCCGACTAACTCGTGGCAGATCGGGGCCCTATATCCACCCGGAGGCCTACATGGGATAAAATGGTCCCAGCCTGGAGGCGTGGGTACACAGGTGTTCCCGCAGCAGCAGACAGGTGTGGATTATTTCTCTGTGCGACCGTTCAGCGAACTCAGCGGAGTCTGGTCTAGCCCATGCGGGCACTTCAGCAATACCCCATGGATACAGCAAGAGTATGATTACACCACCGAAAACTCGGTGGCCTTGATTTGCTGTCCGCTCTGCGGAATCGTCGTCTACACTATCGAGCCGTTTGATCTTGCCCTCAACCCGGTAGCCAACCCACAGTTGCCCCTTTGATTGGTTCTGCGATAGGGAAGCTCGCTAGCAGGTACGGATCCGACCCATCTCTCGCCATAGCATATACGCTTAACATAACGCTCAGACGTTCCAAAGAGAGTAGCGATATTCTTGTACATCGCGCCACTCTTGCGCAATGCAATCATCCGCACAACATCGTCTTGGTCGAATTGCGTAGAGTCGCCTCGGTGCACATTCTCGGCCGGCGTCACTATTTCTAAATGGTCTGGGTTGACGCACGGATGCACGCGGCACAGATGGTCTAAATGCATATTCGAGGGGACTGTGATTTTCCGAAAATGCTCGAAGTACACATGGGTTGCTCGCCGATGTTTATCTGGAGTGGAGAGGCGACCGTACCCACCTTTATCTACGCATTTAAGCCACACCCAGCATTGGGTCAGATAGCCGCAGTCGCGCCGTTCAAAATCTGGAGATGGATTCTGGGATTGATGCCCGTGGATGAACCGTATCGGCTTCCCTTTTGTCCAATTGCGGCTGGCTAGAGTCTTGACAGCAAGCGGCGCGTTTTCGCCACATCCGCACTGGCATAAACCAGGGCTAAAAATTGGAATTCGTATACAGTCGGAGTAAGCTACAAGGAGCGGCGATCCGCCAGGGGCAAACTGGTCAGCCATAGACACCTCCAAGTGTCTGACGGCAGGGTCGCCGTCTACTGGCATTATACGCCGATCTAGCCTATCTATGACTGCTTCAATATTGGGTGCAATAGATGCTCACGGCTTCACCTCCGGTTCCTGAGTGGGGGATGTTTGCTGTGCCCTACACTTATCTCTGAACTCATTTTCCATGCGTAACCTACCCTTAGATGCGCATGAACACTCGGGACCGTGAAATATCATGTATTCTGGGCAGTCGCACGGGGAACCGGGAATAACCACCATGTCCAATTTTCGCGATAGTTGGATGATACGTTCTATATCTTCCTCTGTCGCAGGCGCTTTCAGCCGCTCATTCTGAGCGCGGAGCGCGTCTATCCACCCACCAGGTCCGTTGGCCTTGAGCCAACCAGAGTTTGTTTCGCGGAGCGCGGCAATTTCAGCAAGTTGCTTATCTACGTCCGCTGGCAGTCCGGCGATGTGGATAGCATCCGTACGACTCATGGCTATGGTGCCCCGCAGGATGTTGGAGTGGACCGCAGCGGGGTCCGACAATGCAGACTTCAGCGCGGCGAGTTCGTTGCGCCGTTCAATCAGTTCGCGGGCTATGTTAGAAACCGCGCCACCGCATAGAATCCCGGTGGATTCGATCTCTTGGTTAGAGAGGTAATCTCGGCCCGGTCTGTAATCTTCAGGCAGTGGTACGTTATCGGATAATTTTTCTTTCGCTTCGGCGAGTTGGTTGAGGGCTTGCTGGAGTTGGCGTTCGCGGCAGGAAGTGATTGCGTACCCATCGCGCGCAGCCATCTGGATAGGAGTCAGGAAATGAACCTTCGTAACTTCCAAGAGTAAAGCAATTAGTCGGTCTGCCTGTTGAAATTCTTCTTCCGTTACATCCAGCGGCGGCAGCGGTACGTTGTTATCGGGCATTGGGTTGTCCTTTCATCCTCCTGATTACGCCACGAAGGTCGGCAGGTTGGCGCTGAGATTTGCGATACTTTTCTGCGTAAGAGTCACGGTCGCGTTTGTAGTAGTCAGCATCCGTCTTCCAGCGTTCGCGGCGCTTGATAGCCTCATCTCGCTGGCGTATTATCTTGGCCACGGCAGCAATTTCCCCAGCCAACTCCAATGCACGCGCTACCCGGTTGAGTGATTCTTCTAGACTCATGGCTCGACCACCTGCCAATCGCGGTGTGAGAACGTCCACATGCTTTCCCATCCAAGTTCGCCATCGTCGTTAACTTTTCTCGCCAGCACCGCCGTATACCCAATGGCAGTGATGACAATCTGAGTTGGGCCATAGCCCTCATCGCCGATCAGTGTGGTTCCAACCGTCCACCCCTTAAGTCGCGCCACGTCGGCGGCGTGCCCGTGGTTTTCTGGTGGTACGGGCGGTACCTTGTGTCTCTTGGTGCTCATGGCTTCTCCTGTGCTGGTGGGTTGTCGCGACGAAAATGAGTGTAGCCGCGCGCTATTACATGCGGTGTAGGGTCCGAATTGTACCAGACAGACGAGCCAAATTTTGAATCCCCAGGTGCATGTAGATACCATGCACCGACCCTGCTACCGCGCTCCCACTTCGTCTCCGGCGTGAGCTTCTGCCAACCCAGCGCAATAACCTGCTCCTTGAGCGCAAGTTCTCGTTCGGTGCTCAGTTCTCCGATCTTTTGGTAGTGCTCTATCTGCTCCTTGAGCGCCGTCATCGTTTCACGCTGCGCTTGGAGTTGCCTATTCAATTCTTCCGGCCAATAGGTTTCCAGCTTCGTTATTTTCTCGCACAACTCTGCCGATGATTGATTGAATGGCTCATCGTCGCCATCGAACTTCACTCCAATCTCAGCTAGTTCCTTTTTCCACGCTTGGAGTTCCGCTGCGTGGTGGGATTGGAGAACTTCAACTGCCTCCCACCTGACCCACGGCCCATGCTTATCAGGGTACATGCTGCGTGGTGGTTCTTTGGGGTCGTGCGGGTTATCGGGGTTGTAGCGGTCAATCATGGGTGCATGCTTTCTGGGTGGCTATATTTTCAATAGCGGTGGCGATGCGCTCCAGAGTTTGGTTCATATAGAACATGCCCAAATAGACACAAACGCCAACTACCAATGCTGTTACTACTGCAACCATTTCCACTTTTCCATTCCTCCTGTTCATCGGACGTTACGCTTGCCCAGCCAAAGCGCCAGAGTCACGCGGGCGAATGCCGCGAAGCAGATGCCGGCGGGAATGAGAACGATCGGCCAGGTCATTCGGTCGACTCCGGCAGCGCCTTAGTCTCTGCGTGGACTTCTAGCATCTTATCCTTCGGCGTCCGATCGCAGTAGACCTCAAAGCCATCCGCCCAAGCCGCAGCAGGTTCACCGACAGCGTGAAGCCGCCCGAGCTCGTCAGTGCGGATGTAGAGTGGTGGCCTGCAAAACCAAACTAGTTTGGCGAAGGGCATCAAGATAATGGACTGTCTCCGGAGCGCAGAGAGCCGCGGCACGGTGAATCCAGGGTAGAACGCCGGCCACATCGATTGCTCACGGAAAGTGGCTGGCGCCCATGTACCCGACGGATCTTCGTTTTTGAAGCTGAGGTTGCTGCGGAGATCGTTCAGTGCCGGGTGCGATTCGCCGCCCTTGCCGAAAACATCTTCGATCATCTTAATAATGAGCCCGCCGCTCTGCGTGCTCACGTCCGGGTCGATCATCATAGCTAAGAGCGATACCTTTGCCTCGCGCTCGATGCGGTCCGGACCCTGCGGTACGAGCGCCTGCACCATATTGTAGGAGCCGCCAGCCTGGACCGAACGCAGCATGCGGCTGGCACGGTACATTGTGGCCGGAGAAGCCGCCCAGGCCATACGCGGAGCCGGCAGACTCAGGGATGCGTAGAGAATCTTGACAGCCTCGCGCGCCGCCCATTGGTCCTCCGTGGCGTTATCCCACGGGAAACTGATGATCGGTCGCTTGATTTTGGCTATCTCTTCGAGGATTTCTAAATCATTCAATGGTGTATCCTTTCTTCGATGCTCAACGCCCTCGCCCTCAGCCTACTCGCCGATCAGTCCAAGGTGCAGGACGATGAATTGCGTGTGTTTATGCACCTGGTCGCGGACCACGACCTGACGCAGTTCTCGGTGATTACCTTTCGCCAGATGCGGAAGTCAACCCGCGCGCTTCCACATGAATCAGTTCAATACCTGAAGCGGCTAGTCGAGATAGGTCTTCTGGAGTCAGGCCCCATCGTACCGGTCCCGATGGATTCGTTCGATCGAGGGCGAGCTGGTCTATATCGCGTTCCGCCGCGGCTGGTGATGTCAGGCAAGGCTGTTCGCGCCCTGGAGCGGGAACTGGCAAGGATCGAACGGCGGACAAGAACGCGGCCGGTGCGTCCGAAAGGCACACCAGCCGGGTAGAGGTGCAGCAGGGGCAGGCGCGCTCGGCGTTGGTGAGTGCTTCGCAGTTCTGGCAGAAGCGGGCTTGGCCGTAGGGGAAGTGAGCAGGGTAGGTCATCGGCTGGCCTCGATTCCGTCGAATCCGCTAAATCGCTCGTTGACGCCCAGATGCCGCCAATGAGTCGGCGTGTAGTAGACATACATGCTCATGTCGGGGAAAAACCAAAGAGATCCGCGCCGCCTCAGTTTTTGCTCGTTGCGGCAACCCTTCTCGTCGTCTATTTTGGTCATAACCTCGGTTGCTTCGTTGGGCAATCGCTCGCTGGTGAGAATCCATGCGGTCATCGCGCTACCTTTCGTACTAATCTCGGCATGCCAGGGCAGCGTTCAATCTTGCCTTGAATCTCAAGATAGCGAGATGCACGCCGGATCGCGTCACGCTGCCATTCCTCTTCAATATCGCTTTCCACTGACCACCAGCGGCCAAGCGTACCATCGTCATTACCGTTGGCAATTTCAACCGTAGTGCAGAATGACTCAAGATCGCTCATCGCCGTCGAATCAGCAATCTCAATAGCTAGTTGCTGAAGTTCGTGCTTATCTGCGTTCATCATAGGCTGGCCTTCATTCTCCGCTGAGCCCTACGGCTGGTAGCCTGGGCGCGGCGGCGGTTGCTGCGTTTCATGTCGGGTCTGCGCATCGGGAACTTTGGTTGCGTCTTCATGGCTTTCCTTTCCTTCGGTTAGACTGCGGTTTGCGTCACACCCGCGCGCTGCATGAACTCGCGGGCCTTCTCTTCCCAATCCCAATCCATGTGGTAGAGCGCCTTTGCTTCTTCGCCTTCGAACGGCGAGCGCGACAGGTGGCAGCCGAGCGCGCTGGTGACAGGAACCCAGCGGGGATGCGTGAGGTAATCGAACTTGATCCGCATCCAGAGTTTGCCCTCAATCGCGTTGGGGGCATTGCAGACGATCTCTCCGGGCGCGTTGTCGTATGACCAATAGGCGTACCAGACGCGAGCGCCGCGCGGGAATTCGGTAAGGCTGAAGACGCGCTGGCCGGGGCGCATAGGCGCGCTTGCCCCCATCCGCTCAAGCAATCGGCGCGCCGTCTCGCCTTCGGCTGGGGTGCCTGGGCGTTCCGCCAGCCTCCGGAGAGATTCGATCGTGCGGCGTCTATTGCGCATCGCTTTCCTTTCAAAATGGGTGCCGCGACCTGAAGCGCCGCGGCGTGCTGGACGGGTACCAAACCGCCAGGGCTATCGGGCCGCCGGATGGTCACCGGGGGCGGCAACTTGGAGCGGCTTCGATTCCGTGAGAAGTGGTGGGATAAATTCGTAGCCGACAAGGGTGATACCGTTCACGTCTAGGATCGTGAATCCATGATCGCCGCCGACGAGTTGGTTAGCCTTGGGCCAATCCATGAAAAAAGTCTTGCCGTCGCGTTCGAGTTGCAAGCCGAGGCTCGTATTTTGCTTCACCGTGACGACGGAACCTATGAATTCGGGCTTGAATTGGCGCGCAGTGTTGAGCAACTTCGTGCCCGGCTGCAATTTCCGCTTTAGGTCGCTGATTTTCATGTACAAACAATCTCCTCTCCTGGTTGGAGTTGGCACAATGGTACGCTTTCTGCAAGCGTGATGCAAGGGAAAATTGGTCCACGCGTAGACTTCACTGGCAAAAAGCGGATGATGCGACGGTGGCGATGGCGATCAGAGCGCCCAATTCTAGCGCCAGGACGAAGCCGCGGCGGTCGGCGCGCGCGGCTTGTGCGGGTGTTGGGTGCATCATCGGCGGGCCTTCTTTCCGCTGGCCAGCTTCTCTCGGCGGGCCTCGTTGGCTGCCAGTCGCGCCGCAAGGTGATAGATCGCGCTGTAGGGCAGGGTGAACGATGTGCGGGTGCCCTGGAGCCGTACCATTGCGGCGTAGGGCGTCGCTTCGATGACGACGGCGCGAAGCTTACCCCGGTCGCGGATGTGGTCCGAGGTGGCAAATACGAGCTTCGACTTGCGCTCTGAGAGGCTGGTTGGCATGGCGGGACTTTCCTTTCCTTCGGGTTAGCGGATGAATTGGGAGACGACGGCCCAGGCGATCCAGCCGGCGCCAATGATGGCGAGCACGGAAAGCGCAAGGAACGAGAGGAGCGCGGCGGGGTGCGAAATAGCGATCTGATCCTGCTCGATCGCGGCGGCGCCGATCATGTCGCTGACGGTTATGCCGTCGAGATACTTGGGCATGGTGTCCGGCTCGTCGAATCCAAGAATGACGGCGGCGGCGTCCGGCGCAGTGTTGCGGCGGGCGATGACCTCGCCACAGAGGACGGCTTCCCACTTGCCGTCTGAGGCGCAGCGGATACCGTAAGAATCGGGGCTGGGCGGTTTGTCGTTGAGATTGGGAATCAATGCGAGGACCACGGTAACCTGCTTTCTTTGGTGTGAGTTAGGTTGTGGGAGAGGACGCAAGCGAACATTACGCCCAGGACGGCAACGGTTGCAAGAGGAATTTTTCGGCCGGCTAGATCGTGATGCCGGCGCGGCGCATGGCTTCCGCGAATTTGCGGTCGCGGCGGGCCTGTAGCGTTCGGAGGATGGAGCGTACCAGGGAGACGACGGCGACAATGGCGCAAATGCCATTGCCTAGGATGGCGAAGCCGAGAACGGTGCGGATGGTTTGCTCGGTCATAGCGCGTACATCCTTTCGTCGAAAATGGCGGCTTCCAGATGGCGAGATTCGCGCTTGCCGCAATCCTCGCGGTTGCAGAAGACGGTTTTGCTGTTGGGGTAGTAGAAAATCTGGTCTCCGGCCTGCATCGGCTGGTGGCATCCGTCGCAACGGCTCGGGAAGCGGGCGGTGATCCATCGTGGATCTTGCGGGAAGGGTAAACGCTGTCTTCGCATGTGCTTTCCTTTCTAGTGCTTCTCGTGTGTTCCCCGCGCCTCAGAGTTGCCCATGGGGCGCAGGGAAGACACTAGCGGCAATCAATCATCCGTTCGATCAGTGCGGGAATGGTGGCCTGAATAGCGAGCACCGTAGGGGCAAGCTTTTTCTCAGCGGCGTCCCGAGCGGCGGCCCGAGCGGCCCGAGCGGCCCAAGCGGCGTCCCCAGCGGCGGCCCGAGCGGCCCCAGCGGCGTCCCCAGCGGCGGCCCGAGCGGCCCAAGCGGCGTCCCGAGCGGCGGCCCGAGCGGCCCAAGCGGCGTCCCGAGCGGCCCAAGCGGCGTCCCCAGCGTCCCAAGCGGCGTCCC